GTTCCTACGTCTGGTTTCATCAGGCCAGTAAAACTGTCGGCCTGAGAATGTTGTGATATGCCCGTCCTTCATTACACCATCAGTCAGCTTCTTATGATAAGCTCCCAGACCTTTGTATATATTGAAAAACTCCTTAAAATAGTTTCGGATATGGGGGGCTTCACCACCACCAACTCCCCCATAAATCGGACTAAAACTGAATTTTTTTGAATTTTGCCGTTGATCTTTACTAACCTGTTCTGGTTCACATTGATATATTATTGAGGCTGTCTGCTTATGCAGATCCTTACCTTCGAGAACATCCTTAATAATCTGGGGGTCACGGGATAATTCCCCTGCCATGACGAACTCAAGATTTGAGTAATCCGTTTCTAAAATTTTCCCGTTTTCAAACCTGCTAATTACCGCACTTCTAACAGGGAAGCCTCGCTTTGGTTGGTTCTGGAAGTTTGGGTTCGAGGAAGACAGTCTGCCTGTAGCAGTGATGCATTGGTTGAAGTTTGTATGTAGCAATCCATCAGGACGTGTCCACGTTTCAATCCCTTGAATGAAGCTATCTAAATATGTCGATAGAGCATTCATGCGAGAGAGTTTAGTAAGGAACTCAACAGCAATGTCGTTACCTTTAGCTGCAGCCTGATCGATCAATCGTTGGATTGTAGTCTTGTCAGTCTTAAATCCATGAACAGATGCATCTTCAGCTTCACGGGGAACTAGTTTAAGTCCTGCAGTTTTTCCATTAGGAACGTATAATGCGCCTTTGCTGTCACAGGTTTTACAGGGCGAAGTATTTTTATATGGCTCACCGTTAACTTTAAACTTTCGTATCCTTCCTGCACCGTTGCACTCAGGGCATACTTTAGCATCTGTCTTCTGAACAAGTTCCGTTGTAGCTCTAACAGCCCTAGCAAATTCTGCCTTATTCATCCACGGGGGAAACTTTTTAGGGCCGATATTAAAAACCTGCTTATGTTTATTCTTGTCTTTAACTCTGCGGCTGTAGATCACTTTATTCATATCTTCGCCTGAAGCCAGATTAATTGGGGTATCTCCCATCACCTGTTCGACAATCTCTTCCAGACGCTTCGATATTTCCTGATGCTCTTCGGTAAATTGTTGCTTTATTTCTTCGAGCTTTTCCAAATCAACTTTGATGCCGTTCTTTTCAAGCTCTACTAAAAACAGAAGCATTTCGTTCATCAGGGTCACTACATACGCCATCGAAGTATTCTCTGGCTTTGCATAATCCTCTTGCTGTGCCTGATAGATCTCTTGGCAACTTATTACGTCTGCCTCTGCGTATTCCATCACAGTATCTAAAGGCATCATTTCAAAGCCAGTTCCAGACTTAAATAATTCGTCTACTAAATCTGATTTCTTCCTAGTTACATCCCTTCGTTCTGCGGTTCTCTTTAAGCTTAATGACTTAGGTACTACTTTATCTTTACCTTCTTCATCTTTAATGACTTCAGTAAGATGGCCTTTAGCTAAGATGTATTCACCAATCATTGTGCAGTATACGGTTTCAGGGATGCTGAACCCCATTTCTACAAGCCACTGAACATCAAACTTAGCGTTGTGCGCTACTAAGATGTCAGCTTCTTCGAGAGCTTGCTTCAGTGTATCAGGGCTATCAGGCCACTTCTTTTCATTATGGTGGAATACCAGTGTCTGTACAGGCTCTCCAAGCCAACAGAAGTGGGCTGATACGCATTTATTTTTAGGGTTAAAGGGTGAGTTATCTATCTTTCCGTTAAGTCGTTGTATGGTCGTTTCCAAGTCCAGTATTAGTGTTTTCATTCAATGCCCCAAAGTTTATTTTGATTGCGGATTAGCTTCTGCAAAAGGTCTATCTGTTCTTCAAATAACTTGGCCTTTTCTTTAGTTGCTTTCCGCAGCTTTTCTTGCTGTTCTTTCAATTGCTCTTCATAAAATTCTTGTAAGTCTGACTCATTCAACATATCTGCTTACCTCTGGCTGAATTGAACAAATGATACTCCCGTGAAATCCACTGAGTTTATTTTTGCTGATGTATAATTGTCTGGTGGTATTGGGTTCATCGTCATTGCCACCTGACGGTTTACCGATACCCAAACAGACATCGATCTCAGCGGCTTTGCCCGTCTTACTTCCTTCGAGCATAGAGAAATCAATCCGCAGCTTGCCCTCTGCTTCAGCCGAAGCTTGGCTCACGGCTATCACTGCACAGTCATGTCGCTTTGCGAGTTCCCTGATAGAACGATAGAGTTCCCTAATCCGTTCATGGCTTGCATTATAGTTACCAGAGATCTGTATCTTGTCTGCCTGATCCAATATCAGGACATTCGGCTGCACTCTTTCGCAGTAGGCGTTGATCTTATCTAGATCCCACTCTTGGGCATCGTGCATGATTAAGTTATCTCTAACTCCCGTATACATCGACATGGCTAGATCAGGATCTTCAGCGATTTGCTCACGGGTCATGCCAGAACAAGCTTGGATAGCTCTCAGCTTTGTCCGTGTGGTTTTTTCTTCGTTTCCGATATAGACAACTTTGTATCCTTGCTGACAGAAACCTCCAGGCGCTGCAGCTAAACTAATGACAAATGCAGACTTACCTGTTTCGGGTCTAGCTGCGACTAACATGAAGTCACCGCCACCAATGCCGTAGAGGTGTCGGCTCAAAGTTTCGATGTTAAACTTACATTTATTTTCGTTGCTTGTTTCAGCTAGAAGCTCATAAATATTATCTGTGGTAGGTTCGCCAAAATCATCTTCTATAAACCCATCACCAACACGCTCTATAAGGCTCTGTAGTCTCGACAGAGCGCCTGTATCACCTTCAGCCATATTAATGCCAAGGTTCGCTATCTCACGGCCTATATCGGCTCTCCAGAGCTTCGTAATAACATCTGTGGTAACGTCTTCACCTAGAGCTTCAACTCGCTTGAGTTGGTCTATTACATCCCTAACCTCATGGATTTCCGCAGGGGTAGCTACAGGATTATCTGTGAGCCAGAGACTGTAGATTTCATCTAAGGTTAGATCTCTTGCATACTTTTCATGCGCTTCCTTCAGCTTATCGTAGATCGATGCGTACTCACCACTGAATAGTGTCCTGCGTAAGTTCGCCTGATTCGCTAAGAAGGTGCTATTACTAAGCAGCGTTTTTATTAGCTGTTGTTCCATAATACCGCCCTATTGTTATTTTATTATAGAGTGGCATAGTAAAGCACTTAGTGATTCAAAAAAAGCCCCAATCTTTCGAAAGGGGCTAATTTTTTTAGTTTTGGTTTTAAATCAGGTAGTTCTGAATTTCATCTTCTTAATATCAGGGGGAACATCACCTCTGCGTTCTTTCATGTCCACTTGGTGAAATACCACCCTTTTATTATCCTTAACGATTTTGCTAATTGCTTCTTCTAATCGTTGTTCTTCTTCAGCGGCCTCTTTAAAACCGCCATCTATATCGTAGTCTATGACCACAATTCCTCTGGCTTTCATTACCTTTTCCTTGTTGTTTATAGTCGGTGCTAAGGTTAGCTTCGACTCATTATTAACTACTTATCTACATAGTCCACATATGTATCGATGTTCAATGCTAATCCGTGATCATTTCTGGGTGGGGCCATAGGCACAATAGGGCTACCCCATGAGTGCGAAGATACCCAATCACTTTGCGGTACTCCGATCCTCGTCATCATTTTAAATTTTCTTATAATCGTTGAGAAAGATTTTTGTAAAAACCCCCACCGATATATTGGGTTTTCGCTTCTAATATATCTGAGGCTTGAGCTTTTGTAATTTCTCATTGTATTAAATCTCTAACTCTTTCAACACTTAACAACTTCAAATCATTGGCAGTAAACCGCACGTAGTTAATACATTTGTTCTGCCTTGTAAGTAACACTGCCTTACGTGAGGCATCTTTGTCAAGAACAATTCCGCAACTTGTGTACTTACTAAGTGTTTTTCTAATCGGTTGTGTTACATTTGTTCCAAGAAGAGCTACGCCCGTGTAGCCTTCGATCCTACTAACAGAACAGGCCGAAGGAGCGTCTTCAACTAAAATACAATGATTTCCGCTGCCTACATGGATACCGCTACTAGTATTCCCGTAGCTCCACCACTTTGGAGTACGCTTATCTAAAGCCCTTCCTACAGCCCCCAAGTTATCAGGGGTGTAGAAAAGAACTCTGTTATCAGATGGAGCATATCTAATTTTTATATAGCCTTGCTCGTAAGCTTCAAGTGAATTTACTGACCGAAGGTAAGTCAGGGCAGGGGCATGATTCGTCACACTCGTAGTCACTTCAGGCATCCTGTTTATCCTGCGGTGTCTCTGCGTAGGTGAACCCCCGATATAATTCTTCAGGGCATCCATGTCTCTAGAGCCTCGAAAGCTACCCTTAACACTGCAAGATGCGGAGTAGCAGTTCCAGACCAATACCCCATCGAACTTGTCCACTGTGAACTTATTTCGCTTGCCGCAAGCAGGACACGCAAGAGTCTTTTTTTCACCCTCAGTTAAATTCAGAGATTTAACGAAGTTAAGTTGTTCACGATATATCAATGTAATTCTTACCACAGTCGAGGCATAAATTTTCCCACGCATATGACCGACAGTCTTCATCGTCTGGAAAATAAAATGGTGATAGATACGTATATATCAGTACCACGCTGTGTTCCCCTTCGCCCATATACTTACAACACTCATTACAAACACCTATTTTCTTGGTCTTTGCTAAGTGTCCACCCTCTAGTCTTAAATCTTGTTCCTGCATCGATTAGCTCCCAAAATTGTTTAGGAACCGTAGTGCCATTAGTTACGCCTACATAAAGCGCCAGTTAAGTCAAGCCCACTACAAAAGTGTTAAGTTATGGGCTTAACTAATTACCCTGCCTGTAAGTCATTGATTTTATTGGTTTCTGGCTATAACCTGAAGGTCAGAGGTTCAAATCCTCTCCCCGCAACCAATCCTTTAAAATCAATGGGTTAGCAAAACGATTCAATTCAATTCTATAAAATTCAATTTTATTGTCTAGAATTTTATTTTTTTTATTTTTTTTCAATCTAAAATCCCACCAAATTTATCCCTCAGTTGTAACTCTTTTAGGTACAACGCAAGTGTTCTTAGCTCCTCAACCATGCCTGTCTCAACGAAGCCACTAAACAAGGGCTTTCGATCTTTAGCTGATAGAGCTTCCCCTGCTATGAGAGAGAAAGTGAGGCCATGCTCCTCTGAGTTATTAATCTCATAAGTTACATGACCCACTTGGAAGAATTTAGTTTCCTTCGAGGCTTTACTCCTTTTCGCAGCCTCTTGCTGATGATGTCTATGGACGTTCATTGCGAGGTTTTCCTCTGCCTCTACGTTCACTGTAAGGAACATCCCTATTCATTCCGTTGCGAACCATATGAGCTACCCAACTGTGTGACATATCAAAATGTCTTGCTGCGTCACACGCATTGATGAAGTCTTTTCCGAACAACCGACATGGGTTTTGATGTCGCTTTATTTTTGGGTTTGGATTTTTGTGTATTGCCAAAGATGTCTATTCCTTTTCGTTGAGCATAACATTGTGGGCAGAACGCTCTTTCGTCATACCCGTCTTTGAAGACCCCGTAGGATCTACATTCATCATAGTTCTCGCAAGGTGGTAACATATGCACCTCCTAGAACTCTGGTTCGCCTTGAGCATCGAAGTCAGGCTTTCTAAAGAAGCTCTTACCGATCTCAGGGGTTTCGATATTATCAACGCCATCTTCATCCACACTGCGAGGTAACACCCCGATAAATTCTAAATGTGCTAACAGCTTGATAGGTAACTGGGCTATATCCATTGGTCATTCCTTTTTAAGTTCAGTTTGTATTGCCTGTATTAAGTCTATAAGACGTTCAGTCAGGACGCTTGGTGGCTTTTTAATTAGCCGTTTTAATTCTTCTTCAAACGCCCTTCGTGCCTCTGTGATGTCCTTCATTTGAACCTCAGTTGTTGTGCAGAAGATGCCAAACGCTTGGTCTTTTTGACGTAGATGTTGAGCATCTGTCTGGATTTGTGGCCTGTAACTGCGGAGATCTGATCTTCCGTAGCCCCGTTTTCGCCAAGAACGGTAGCCCCTGAGTGACGTAAAAATTTCATTTTAAGTTTATCAGGGAGCATACACTGCTTCCGTATTTTAGCAGCGATCTCGTTATACTTTCGATTGTCGTAGCCCTTGTTCGTTTTCTCATATTGAACAATGGTTTCATCTTGTCCGTATCTATTGTGCAGCGGTACTAGTCGCTTAACTAAACGGGGGCTTGCATCGATCTCAATCTTCACCCCTGTCTTTTCCTGATAGAAATCGAAGCTCTCTCCATCAAACTGTTCCCATGTAAGTTGCCGCATATCTCCAGGTCGTTGGCATAGGTCGTAGCAAAGCATTGCCAGTGTTCCCATCGAAGGATACCCCATATCATCTGCGGTATTGATGAACCTATCGACTTGGCTTTCCTTCCATACGACATCACTTACAGGATCTGACTCCAGTTCCAGATGTCTCCAAGGATTACCTCTAATCTTTTTCTTCATTTCACAGACATTCCAGACACGCTTCAGGAACTTAACCGTGTGTCTCGCCCTGTGGTCTGAAATGTTGTCTCGAAGGAATGCATGTAGCTTATCTGCATGATCCTCAGTCACGTTTGCAGCCAACATTTCTACAAACGGGCCACTTTTAGATCGTAATTGGATGTTAATCAGACCTGAAAGTAACTGTTCATAGGTCTTTTTACTATTGTCTGCTAGTTTAACATATTCGTGGGTACTCTTATAGTAGTTAATTATACCCAATACAGTGGCAGAGTTTACTCTTTGAACAGCTATATCACCTCGTTTGAACTGCCTGTAAGCATCATCGATCTCCTGACATCTTTGTATAGCCAAGAGCTTACTGTCATAGGGTTCCCTTCTGCATCCAAGAGCATCCTGCACATACTTTGGGGGTTCAAAACAGTATTTTCGTTCCCCCGTGCTTAAAACTATTTCTCTGAAGTACTTAACTCTATTCGTCATAATCTTACCCTCGCTTCCTTAATTGCAAGAATAGCTAAGTGGCGTAATTAAAGTCAAGAAAAAAAATAAGTATTGCTATTAGTTATGGAATCAGTTAAAATTTTGCATAGAAATGCTCCACAGGTATTTCTACCTAGCCCTCCCTACTAGCCCTCTGTCATCCTCCCGACAGGGGGCTTTTTAGTTTCTAAGTCCTACTAGTATAGGGAAGGTAAAGAAAAAGGCCCCGAAGGGCCTAAATCAAAATACTCGCACGTCAACTATATTATATACTTACCTATCGCTTACTGTGGCTACTAGTTCCCAATCATCGATCAAAAGATCAGCATTCACTGATACTGCTGTGTCTTTAACTAATATTACGTTCTGGTCTTTTTTGGCACGTAGAACTGTTTCAGAGGCGTCCACTAAAGCCTCACCGAGTTCCTTTGCCTCGTCAGGCGAAAGAATCATATTTACCCCACTTTTTGAATGTTCCCATATTGTTCTAAAACTACTCGCACGTCAAATTATATTATAACCCATATATATAGAACATAATTATACGAAATATGCAATAATAAGGTGCGGAAAAAAAAATTTAATAAAATCAAAAAAGTAAATAAAAAAGCCAATTAATAAAGCGTTTGACTCAGGAATCAAAAGGGCTTTTACTAATCGGGATTCGGATGGATTGACCGCCATTAACAAAAACGAATCGCAAAAACTAAACTGAAAAGGAAACTTCGAAATGAAGAATATTAAACTATTGAACACTGGCGGCACAAATTCAAAAATTGCCAAAAGCCAAAACGGAACAGAATTTAAGATTGCAAGCTTGAGTCTATATCCTAACAACGTCATTTGTGCAGGGGCTAAAGCTGCCGATTGCATGCGGTTATGCTTAAAGGATTCGGGATTTTCGGAAATGTTCGAGTCTGTGAATTTAGCCCGTAAATTTAAAACGGAAATGTATTTAAAAGAGCGTGAAAAGTTTCTCGAAAAGCTTAGAAAAGAAATAGAAGCCTTTATTAGAAAAACTGAAAAGCAGGGTTTCAAGGCTGCATTCCGATTAAATACGATTAGTGATATTAATTGGGTTAAAGAAGGAATACCGCAACAATTTCCACAAGCTTATTTTTACGATTATACAAAACTAGTAAAAACCCTGAACACTGGCTTAAAGAATTATAAAAAAGTTTTTAGCTACTCAGGGACTCCACAATATCAGAATCAAGTTAAGGAAGCACTGAAAACAGGCTTTCCGATTGCTGTAGTATTTCGGGGTTCAGTACCAGTTGGAAAGTATTTCCTAGGCCGTGAAATTATAGACGGGGATAAGAGCGACTTAATAAACGCTAATTCATTTAATAAAATTTGCGGTTTAAAATTAAAGGGAAATAAAAACAAAAAGCAAAAAGGCTTGTTTATTGTTGAACCCTGCCAAGTTTCAGAATGCCGCCCGTTTGATTTAATGGATTCAGGTAAAAGCTTTGTATTCGATAGGGTGGCGGCATAATGGAAAATTTAATTTATCCCGTTTATTTTACGAAAAAAACAAAAGATACCCCGTCAAAATATACTAAAGAAAAGCATTTAAAAAGCTTTGATAGTTATTCGGAAGCTTTAACGTATTGCAATTTTATAAAGCCAATAGAAACGACTAATTTTTATTTGCATATTAAGTGTTTTAGCAAACGCAACAATATTTTTATGACTATAGATAAAGAACAGGTTCTTTTTTAATGGCTAGTTTTTACCAGTTAATAGGATTTTGTGCTTTTTGGTTTTGGGTTTTTGATGCCTTTTATTAAGTGTCGTAACAAAGTGCTTTACTAATGAAGCGAATCAAGTATTGTAAGGGGCAAGGGTAAACACCTTGCCCTTTTATTTTGGCTAAACAGAAAAGGAAAATGACCAATGCCATATGATTTAATGCATAGCTTTGACGCAAAAGCAAAAGCACTTCCAATAAGTGAAGTAATAGAAAATTGTCCTGCGGTTCTAACTGATATTCGAAGCCCTGAAACGTCTAACCGTTATGGGCTTGTTAATACAATTGAAGCCATGAATGTTTTAAGCGATTACGGCTATAGACCGACTAGGGCTAAACAACAGCCCAATATAAAAGACGGGCGTGAAAAGTATAATAAGCACTTAATAGCTTTTTCCCATAAAGACGAATTAGCTAAAACGGATCTAGAGTCTAGAACCGAAGTTTTATTATACAACTCTCACGATGGCCGAAGCTCTTTAAAGCTTTTTGCAGGAATCTTTCGATTTGTATGTGATAACGGAATGATTGCAGGGGAAGGCTTTAAAAACATAATGCGGCATAGCCATACAACGGCTAATAACTTTGAAAAGCTTCTTAATCAGACTCTCGACGGGTTGCCGCAAGTTTCAGAACAAGTTGAAAAGCTTTCTAAAACTGAATTGAACGTGAAGCAGATTCTAGATTTAGCTGAACAGGCTGCAAGCTTGCGTTGGAAAGAAGCCCCTGATTGTTTAAAGTCATTTAGCTTTGACCATAAAGAACCTGAAACGGGTTTATATTACACTGAAGAAACTATAAACGATTTAGCCCGTCCAAGTCGCTATGAAGATACGGGGCGCAATGCGTGGAAAGCTTTTAACCGCATTCAGGAAAGCATTTTAAAGGGCGGTGTAAATATCGTTTCAATTACTAATAAGCATTTAGACGCTAAAAATTGGAACGGGATTCAACGCAAGGCAAAAGGCATTACAGCCTTGAGCGAAAACATACGAATTAATCAAAGCCTATGGGATATGACTCATGAATTGGTGGCTTGATTTATTACAAGGGGTGGCAATTTTTGCCACCTTCTTTTTCGCTTTATCGATTTTAACCTAAACTAAAAGAAAGTGACCAAATGAAACTTTATGTAAATAATTCGGGGCAATGGGTTGGAACACAAGCTGCGGCAAAGAAAATAAAAGCTTCAGCGGTTAACGTTCCGACTGATAAACCTAACCTTTTAAACTTCTTAAACGAAAATAAAGTTTGTGGATCTTCGACAACGATAGAACCGCAAGCCCCACAAACAAGGCAACCCGTGTACAAAATGCATACTTGGGAAAACGTGCGGCAATGCGCTGAACAGGCGAGCTTTTCCGATATGGGTTACGCTTTGGCGGTTCTAATGAACCGACTTGAAGACGCTGCACAAAATCAAACTAAACTTGAAAAAGAAGGAATGACCAAATGAAACATTTTAATGTTGAATCAATTCTTGAAGACTTGCGAAAAGTCGCAACAACGGGAGTCATTAAGTTGACCAATACAATGTTAAACAAGCACATTATTGACGCCAATAAGTCGGTGATAGAATTAGCTGAAAGCATTGGCATTAATTACACCGATTTAAAAGCAGGGGAAAAGATAACCATTGACGGGTGTTTTGATAATTCAAAGCCCTGCAAAGTTTCTTTTTATAAAACCAAAACAAGGGGAGATAAACGTTTCTCAATTAGTGGTTTAAAAAAAGAAGCTGCCGCAGGTGATACCGTTGCAATTCAAAAGAACCGTAACGGGGCTTTAGTTATAAATGTTAGTAAAAGGGTAACCGGTGAAAATCAAAACTTATGGGGTCAATCCGTTCCTGCATTGGCGGCTATGCTAAATTTTGGAAGGGGTTCAAAATGAAATATAGAATAGTAGAAATACCGTGGGTTAATTACGAAGTGCAAGACGAAAACGGAGAAACATATGGAAATGAACAAGGCAACGTTTTTGAAACAAAAGAAGAAGCTGAAAGCGTAATTAAAGACTTGAAAAACCCCTTAGACCAAGGGCGGCATTATCGGGAATACTTTCTAGGAAGGGGTGACTCTAATGGAATATGAAATAGAAGAAAATGACGATTACACGCCACCAAAATTTCAGGTTGTGGATGAATATGGGGAGTGTATGGAAAACGAGGAAGGTGAGAACCTTTTCGATACCAAAGACGAAGCCCTGAGTCTTATTAACAATTTAGAAATGAATGCGAAGGAAATTGAAGTCGATTTTCTTTTAAGTGACTTGAGTGTTAATTTTAAGTTTACTGTTCATATTAATGAATTGGGAATTGATCGAAGTAACAGCAAAGAAGAAATAGAAAAGGCTATCTATTCATTCTTCAGGCAAACCCCGATTGATATAGAAGAATATAAATTCGTCTAATCGATACAAACAAAACTAAAAAGAAAGCCCCTTTAATTCAGGGGCTTTTTTATATGGCTAAAAACCGATTTTTAGGGGAAAGCCATTTTTATGACCTAATATACCTAAAACCCGTTTCGGCACTCAGTGGCGCTTATATTGGCTCTACGGGGTATTTCTAATTACACTAGTAAAGCACTTTACTATTACACCGAATCAATTATAATTGGGGCAAGGCATGCGGTAGCTATGCCGAATTGAAACTGAAAAAAGGAATGACCAAATGAAAGACCAATTACAAATTAACTTAATCGAAGCTTTAACAAAAATGGTTGATGAATCTGAAGACGTGAAGATTGAATTAGCTTCAAGCGAAGAGGTTGAACAAGCTAAACGTGATAAAGAATTTGAAGCTTATTTAAAGAAGCATAATTTAGTGGCTAATAAATACGGTGATACCTTCAAAAAGGTGGCTTTAAAATCTTTAAAAAAAGGTGATCAATTCTGGAAAAAGCCAGACGCAAAATATAGCTTTTACAAAGGGCATTATAACAGGGCAAACCAATTCGATAAAACCGCCACTTATACTTGCATAAGTGAAAATGACCCTTGGGGTGGTGGTCAATACATAAATGCAAAAGCTTTTGTATATATCGATAGCGACGGGGCATATAATTTCACGGAGTTGTTTTAATGAACAGAATTATAATTGATAGAAAAGCAGGTCACTTTGATTATCTAGAAATAGTGCTTTGCAAAATCGATAATGAATACACCCCGTTTGTTACATGGCTTCATAATAAAACCGATAACGGATTTTATCACGGTTCTTATCATTCAACTTTAACCGAAGCTTTGACCGACTTTAACGATAGGGGCGCAAAATGAATATTAACGATCTAAAGCCCGAAACTATCGAAAAGCTAGGCTTGAAGAAAGAACATAGGCAAGCAAACCGAAAGCCCCGTGAACAAAAGTTTTCTAAAGAGCAAGTTCGAAGCAATGCAATCAAAGTGCTTGCAGTAATCGCAGGGCTTAATCAATCGGAACGGGAAAGGGTTCTTTTACATGCTGCAAAGTTAAACAGTGTTTAACGGTTAACCCCTGAGTTTATCGGGGGTATTCCGTTGCACATTGCAACAAACTGAAACTGTTAAAAGGAAGTGACCAAATGAAAGAACAGGAACAATTTAAAATCTTTAAACGTAAAAGCTCATGGCTTTGTTATTCCGTGCCACCATTGTGGAATCAAATGGCATTCTACACGAAGCATAAAACAAAGACTGAAGCCCTGAAAGAATTAGAAAAACAAACTAATTTAATCTTCAAATTCAAAACAGCTAAACAGGTTTTAGCCACCATTTACAAAGCTAATGGTAACTTCGAGTCTCAATCGATAAGCGCAATCGATACACCGCAATAATTAAAGCAGGGGTAAGTTAAAGCTTGCCCCTTTTAAACTGAAAGAAGGAATGACCAAATGACAGATAATGATTTTATTGATTATATGCGCCAGAATTTAGCTTATGACTTAGCGCAAGAAGGAAGGACAGAAACGGCTAAAGATATACTAAAGCTTTGCAAGATAACTGAACGATTGCAGGACAAACTATTCACAGTGGTTAGAAAGTCTTTAGAAATAGACTAGCTAAACCCCTGCATCACTCAAAAGAATTAGCCCCTTAATCGGGGCTTTTTTTATGCCACCTTAAAAGGGGCTGTTTTAAAGCTCACTGAGTGGCGTTAATTAATGCCGCTAGTATTAGAACACCTGAAGAAAGCTTTCCCCTATTACACGGGCTTCTTATTAAGTCTCAGCGGTAAAGTTAACAGGGGTGGTAAATCGTACACCGAAGCTTGCCCCGATACGCTATTAAAAAACTATCAACTCATTTTGTGGCGGTTCTTTCCTTTTATTTTATCGAAGCTTTAATTTTATTAGTGCTGTTAATTTAAAAGAATTGAATCCTAAAATTGAATCCTTTTAATTTTCTTTTTGTTTTCAGTCGTTTATTTTGCTTTAACTTATAACTAATAGTTATCAGGTGAGAAAAACCCATATAAAACAGGGGTTTAATAGCTATATTTTTTATTTTTTTAGGGGTTGCATGTGCCACCCCACCCCGTACCGTTACCGTATACACTCCCTACCTATTTTTTAGATTCTCACCCTGTAAACCAACGGCATAGTCGGCTGCGGTTTTAACCTATGGTTAGAAAGCGTCAAGTTACTAGATGTAGATTAAAAAGCTTGACTTAGTTAGGTGGCGTTGTTAAGTGTATATCACAGGGATTCCTGTTCTAATTCAAGGCTCTAAGATGAGTGACTTTGAAGATAAGCTTGTTCAGGCTGATTTGAACGTACCCATTTACTGTACAAATGAATTTGATGTAGATGAAAACGGCAATAGTTATATTGTGAATGTTATTTATGTCGGTGACGATGAAGATGACCCTACGGAGATCAGGGTTGGCTTTGATGATGTTATCGAAGAAATGATTGAGGAATACGGGGATACTGAAGGCTATCAGTTTCTGTATATGGTTGCCCATGAGTTAACCCGTCAGGCAGAAACCCTCAGATCTAAAGCTAATTATATTGAAGACAGTACCAATGCTGTAGGCAGACTATTTGATTTAGACTGATGCAGTGCATTAAGTGCGGTGTAGATCTCGTAGCAGGGGATAATATCCACGACTTCTGTATTCAGAAGAAATGGTACGTCTGCAAAAGCTGTCATAACGATCATAACCATACAAGAATGTACGTTAATGGAAGGTATATTCCAAAGACGCATCCTTTGTATAGGCCAGGTAAATATAAGTCTTTTGATGAGGCTGCATTTGCTAGTCTGCAGAACTATAGCAATACCAAGGAAGGGTATGTTTATGTCCTGACTAATCCTGCATGGCCTGATTGGGTTAAGGTCGGCATGGCTATAGATGCAGAGGATCGATGTAATAGTTATCAGACCTCTAGTCCGTTTAGGGATTATCAGTTACATTATCAGGTGCATAGCGATGATCGAAGGGATCTGGAAAGACAGGCGCATGAAGCTGTAAGTGAGATAGCAGAATCTCAAGCTAATGAGTGGTTTAAGATCCCTGTTCCTCTAGCGGTTACCTGCATAACGGATTTGCTAAAACAACAAAACTCCCCTCAGTAAGATGGTGCTATAATAGTATTAGCAACATTTTAATAAGGAGAGTTGTAATGGGATTAGTTAAACGATGGGGTAAAACTATCTTCGATAAGATGGTAGCAGCCCAACAAAGACGAGTGCATTATTGGCAGTTAATGAACCTTACCGATAAGGAACTTAACGACATAGGTATTAACAAGAACGATATTAGAAGAGCCATCTACGGTAAACTATAGGTTTAACCCCTGCGGCTAACAATTATATTGTACCATGTTTTTCAGATTTGTCTAGACTAAAAATGCATTAGTACGCCACTTTATTAAGTGCTTGACTTATATCCTGCTTTAATGTTACAATAGAAGGTACACAGGGTTGATTAACCTAATATATATTCGTGCAGCGATTAGGGAACGGACAGGTCGAGAACTTACACTTGAGGCTGTCCGTGATTATTTATTACAGGAGAAACTGATCACTCCTGCAGAAGCTGCAGACAAAGATCTAATTTTCCGTGGGTATGATGAGTTCTTCGAGACAGATGAAGCATCTACCAAAATAGAATCCATAGAATATCTGATTGAAAAGGAAGCTTCTGATGAAGATGACTAAAGCTAAATGCGGTGCATCCAATCCCCCTGCGAAAGCAAAGATGGCGATGGGTGGATACATGAAAATAGAAAAGCCCAAGAAGATGGGTGCGTATGGCGGTGGCTACATGCACAAGGGTAAAAAGAAGAAGAAATAATGAACACTTGGGTAGCAGTGGCGATGATCTGCACAAGTCCGTTGAGTATCGACTGCCACTACGTCAGCTACCCAAAGGCTTTTAATGATGTAACGGAATGCCAAACACAGGTGGAAACCTTCTTGGCTGATCTAAGGGCAAAGAACCTGTACTCCTTCGGGGGCTGTCACAGGTTGGAAGTGAACATCACTTTATTGTAATTCAGGGGCTAGGGGATGTTAGCGGAGATAGCGGCTGCTTCTGCGGCCTATACTACTATAAAGACGGCTATATCGCAGGGCAAGGAGTTAGTTTCTGTAGGTAAATCCATAGGGGCTTTTGTCTCTGCAGAAGAAGATTTAAAAGCTAAAGTCGAAAAGAAAAAGAATAGCGTCTTTACCAAGGTCTTAGGAAAAGCAGGGGATGACTTCGAAGAGTTTCTTGCCTTAGATCAACTCAAGGAACAAAAGAAACAACTTGAGTCTCATATGAGGCTCTATGGTCGTGCAGGGCTTTATGATGATTGGGTGGCCTACCAAGCACAGATGCGAAGGCAGCGTAAGGAAGCCCTGAGAATAAAGAAGAAAGAGCAAGAAGAACTACGGGAAATGCTAACTTGGGTATTCATTGTCGTAGTTATTTGGGGCGGTATCTGCGGTTTAGCTTATTGGTGGTTCTTTACTTAGATGTGGTTTTTAATCTGGTTACAGTTTATGCATGGCGAATTTGAGTATTACCACATTGGAACATACGGCTCTGAAGAAAACTGCCAGATCGAACTCAATAAATCCAAAGTCCTGATCACCAACTCTGCCAGTTCAGTAGAATGTTTTGAGGTCGATAGAAATGGCTAAGATCGATAAGTCCAAGATGAAGTGCAACAAGCCTCGACGCACCCCTGAAGGGCCTAAGAAGTTTGTGGTCAAAGCCTGTAAGGATGGCAAGGAAAAGATTATTCGCTTCGGAGATCCAAATATGAGGATCAAGAAAAGCAATCCTAAAAGGCGTAAGAGTTTTAGAGCAAGACATAAGTGCGACACGGCTAAAGATAAATTTACGGCAAGATATTGGTCTTGCAAGAAATGGTAATGAGGGAACGTAAACGTAAATACGTTGTCTATAATGATGATGGTTTCATCCTGATTATCACCCGATACAAAAACATAGCCCGACATATGATGAAGGTGGTCAGCAATGGCAGCTAGGAAAAAGAAATCAAAGACTAAGAAGGATGCATGTTACAAAAAAGTAGCTGCAGCTATGCCACAGAACTCCGCTTACCGATCAGGGCATATGGTTCGTTGCCGCAAAGTCGGTGCTAAAAACTATAACATTGGCGGTAGTAAGCGTGGCAAGAAAAAAGCGTAGCAGTTCGAGTGACGGGCTACGGAAGTGGTTCAGTCGAAACAAAGGTAAGGGGTGGGTCAATTGTAAGACAGGTGGCCCCTGTGGGCGTAAGTCCAGAAAAAGTGGTGGCTCCTATCCTGCCTGTAGACCGACTATGGCGCAGTGCAAAACTGCAAAAGGCAAAGCAGCAACCCGAAAAAAGACATCCTCAAAGAGGGTGAGTTGGAAAAAGAAATAAAGGGTTGGGTATGGAAGACAGGCTAGATCGAATTGAGTCTAAGGTGGATAAGCTTTCGGAATGCATGATCGAAATGGTACGCATGGAAGAGCGTATGGTCACCGCATTTAAGCGGATGGATAATATAGTCGAGTACCAGAAGAAGGCTGATGATCGATTAGATGAAATGGAGAGGCAAGCCATTGTGCGAGGGCAGAAGATAGCCTTTGCAGAACGTATATTCTGGATGATCGCCACAGGCGCAGTCGGTCTGTGTTTTGTATTTTTAAGGTAAAGTAATGACTGAGAAAAAATATACTGAAAAGCAAGCTGCTTTTTTAGAAGCTCTGATGGGTGAAGCCCGTGGTAATATCCGTAAGGCTATGGATTTAGCAGGATATAGTAAGGGAACCAATCAGGGTGAAGTAACGGGGCCGTTGCGTGAAGAGATTATTGAGAGAGCATCGATGATGTTAGCTATGAATGCACCAAAGGCTGCACATGGTTTGATCGATGTCCTGAACGATCCAACGGCATTGGGAGCTAGGAATGCAATCAACGCAGCCCGTGAGGTGTTAGACCGCACAGGCTTAATTAAGAAAGAAAAGATTGAGGTCACCAATAACGGTGGCGGTATGTTCATTCTTCCCCCAAAAGCCGATGACTTGGAAAAACAAAACTAGAAAAAACGGAACCCAGAGAATACCCTACGGCTACAAGGCCAGTGACGAAGATCCTCTACAGTTAATTCCTGATGAAGATTATACCCCACTGATCGAACAAGCCTTAGATCATCTAGATGAAGGGTATAGTGGACGTAAGGTTACGGAGTGGCTCAACGATAAACTTGAGCGTACAATCTCCCACCAAGGTCTACGGAATATATGGGCGCAGCATAGGCCCAAAAGCAAACGCCTGAAAGCTCTGAAGAAAGAGAATAATAAGACTAAGCCCAAGACAAAGGATGCAAAGGAAGAAGCTCGACTAAGACGTAAGATAGCCGACAGCAAGCGTATCAAAACCATGATGGAGAACAGGCTTGCAAAGCACACAGGTGCAGATGTCGAAGCTGAAGAAGAGTTTCAAAGCATTTCTGAAACACTAGACTTCGGAGTTATCACCCAAGAACAACAAGAACGTGAAGTTGTTTTTCAACCAAATCCAGGCCCTCAGACAGACTTCCTAGCGGCTAGTGAGCGTGAGGTTTTATACGGGGGCAGTGCAGGATCAGGAAAATCATATGCTCTACTCGCTGACCCAATGCGCTATTTTAATAATAGTAACTTTAGCGGTCTTATACTTAGACGTACAAATGACGAACTACGGGAACTAATCTGGAAGTCTCAAGAGCTTTACCCAAAGATTTACCCTGAAGCAAAGTGGCAAGAAAAGAAAAGTCAGTGGGTCTTTCCTAGCGGTGGTAAATTATGGATGACCTACCTCGAAAGAGATGAGGACGTTCTTCGATACCAAGGTTTGTCTTTCAGCTACATAGCTTTTGACGAACTTACCCAGTACGCAACGCCCTTTGCTTGGAACTATATGCGCTCTCGTTTACGTTCCACAGATCCAACCCTGCCACTATTCCAACGGGCTACGACAAACCCAGGTGGTAGAGGACATGGATGGGTAAAGAAGATGTTCGTAGATCCTGCCCCAGGGAATATAAAGTTTGCAGCAACGGACATCGATACAGGCAATACACTAGTATTTCCCGAAGGACATGAAAAAGAAGGACAACCGTTGTTCTACCGCAGGTTCATACCTGCAACTTTGAAAGACAACCCCTACCTGATGAAGGACGGGCAATACGAAGCCAACCTTTTAGCACTTCCAGAAATGCAAAGGCGGCAATTACTAGAGGGAGATTGGGCTGTAGCGGATGGTGCAGCGTTCCCAGAGTTTAAACAATCAGTCCATGTCTGCGAACCGTTTGATATTCCCCCCGATTGGCGCAGGTTTAGGAGTTGTGACTATGGGTACTCTTCTCATTCTGCGGTACATTGGTTTGCGATTGATCCAAGTTATGAAACGCTCTACGTCTATCGTGAACTTTATGTCTCGAAACACACTGGTAAAGACCTTGCTCAAGCGGTTCTCGAAGCGGAACAAGGGGAAAGCATTCAATATGGCATACTGGACAGTTCGTGTTGGCATAATCGTGGGCAGATTGGCCCGTCTATTGCGGAAGAAATGATTAGCGTAGGATGCAGATGGCGTCCAAGTGACCGTTCTGCAGGTGCAAGAGTAGCAGGAAAGAACAGATTTCACGAAGTTTTAAAGGTAGACCCTGTAACAGAAACCGCAGGTATTATTTTCTTCAACACCTGCCGACAGATTATAGCAGATTTACCCGTAATTCCATCCGATCCAAAGGGTTCAGACGATATAGACCCAAGACACGCCTCAGACCACACATACGATAGCGTTAGATATGGAATTATGAGCCGCCCGAAAGCCTTTTCACCCTTCGATATGGGCCAAGGCGTTCCAATACAGCGGTACACCCCCTCAGATACAAGATTTGGATACTAAAATATGGCATTAATGGACAAACCTACAGGCCCATCACCTGAAGATCAGACTGAATTATCGGATATTGTCTCTTTACAAGAGGACGGGGATGTAGAAGAGGAAAATATTGAGTTTTCTGAGTTAGCATCCTTCATAGAAAGTCAATTTAGACGCTCAAAAGACCAAAGATTAGCCGACGAAGAGCGTTGGCTGATGTCTTACCGTAACTACAGGGGTATATACGGCCCCGAAGTGCAGTTTACGGACAGTGAAAAGAGCCAAGCATTCGTAAAAATCACTAAAACTAAGGTTTTGGCAGCATACGCACAGGTTGTAGACGTATTATTTGCAGGATCGAAGTTTCCTATTGGTATAGATGCACGTAGAGATCCTAATAATGTAGCAGGTGCGGTAAATTATGATCCAAACGCTATTACAGAGGAGAAAATCAGCGAAAAAATAGGGGTTTCGTATAAACCTAAAAGGGCTATAGCAAGACCCGATTTAGACCGTGATTTAGGCCCATATAAGGATGATTTAGGGCCTATTTACGAGGAATTGGAGTTAGGGCAGGGTAAAACCCCTAGTTCAATTACATATGAACCTGCAAAACGTGCCGCAGACCGTATGGAACGTAAGATGCATGATCAGTTGGATGAAACAAACGCATCCAAACACCTTCGATCCGTAGCATTCGAGACTTGCCTCTTTGGTACAGGTGTTCTTAAAGGGCCGTTTGCTTTCGACAAGGAATATCCAAATTGGGATGAAGAAGGAAACTACAGTCCTATCTTTGAAACAATTCCAAAGGTTGAGTATGTAAGTATATGGGATTTATATCCTGATCCAGATGCTCGAAATATGTCGGAAGCCGAATATACTATTCAGAGGCACAGACTTAATCGTTCTCAGATGAGAGCCTTAAAGAAACGTCCACATTTTCGTGAAGAAAGTATTGAGCTTGCAATTGAGTATGGCCCTCAATACCAAAGAGAATACTGGGAAGATGCATTAGACGAAACCAACAATTCAGAAAGTCCTGATCGATATGAAGTACTAGAGTATTGGGGGGTTATGGATGCTGACCTTGCAGAGCAAGCTGATCTAGAATTACCTGATGAAGTTTCAGACCGTGACCAAGTTCAAGTCAATGTTTGGATTTGTAATGGGCAAATACTACGCCTCGTAATCAATCCATTTACCCCAACACGCATTCCCTACACTTCAGTTCCCTATGAGTTAAACCCCTACGGTTTCTTTGGTATTGGTGTTGCTGAAAACATGGAAGACACCCAGTTGTTGATGAACGGTTTTATGAGGATGGCTGTAGATAACGGTGCGCTCTCTGGTAACCTACTTATAGAAATAGATGAAACCAATCTCGTCCCAGGCCAAGACCTATCTGTGTACCCAGGCAAAGTCTTCCGCAGACAGGCAGGTGCTCCAGGTCAATCTATCTTTGGAACCAAGTTCCCCAACGTATCTAACGAACTTCTAATGATGTTCGACAAAGCCCGTCAGCTATCAGATGAGTCTACGGGGATACCTTCATATAGCCACGGTGTAGGTGGTGTTATGGGTGTAGGACGTACTGCTTCAGGTATGTCTATGTTGATGGGAGCCGCAGCGCAAAACATTAAAGCAGTAGTGAGAAATGTTGATGATTATTTATTAGCACCGTTGGGCAAAGCATTATTTGCTTTCAACATGCAGTTCAACTTTGATCAGGAATATACTCAGGGTGACTTAGAAGTAAAAGCCCGTGGCACTGAAAGTCTGATGCGGAACGAGATCAGAAGCCAACGCTTACTACAGTTTATGCAGATGACAGCTAATCAACAGATGGCTCCGTTTGTTAAGTATGACTTCATCCTTCGAGAGCTTGCTGCATCTATGGATCTAGATGAAGACAAAATTCTTAACGATCCACGGGAAGCTATTATACAAGCGAAGATGATGGCAGAGATACAGGCTATGTTGCCTCAACAGCCACCACAAGCACCTGCACAAGGTGTACCGTCACCTGAAGACCCAACAGGCACAGGTGGTGGTAATATAGCTCCAGGCAATGCACCAGAGCCAACAGCCGAAGGTTTTACAGGTGCAGGTGGAGGAGACAACGGGGGGAACCAACCACAACAACCTCAAGGCCCCGTTAATTAATGAATAAAGAAACCTACCGCAGCTTACTGCCACTTGTTAACGACAAAGACATGATGGACAAGCTGAAGCAATACGCAGATAGCCGTATTAGTTATTTCCATCATATTCTTGAGCTACAAAAAGAGCCAAGTCGTATCTTGGAAATCCAAGGCGCAATCGCTGAATTGCGTAGATTACATACCCTCAGAGAAGAAGTGATTAAAGGTTCAGAATAGTGGATAGCAGTCTTCGCCCTAAAGCAAGACCTCTCACAGAACTTCCTTACTCCGACATCGAAAAGATTGAAAAGATCGTGTGGGCTGAAGCCCGTGGAGAAAGCTTGGAAGGTCGTGATGCGGTTCGAGGTGTCATACTAAACAGGTTAGCCTCTGACAGGTTTCCCGACACAGTAGAAGAGGTTCTCAATTCAAGTGAGTTTGAGCCTATCGAAACCTACGGTTCTATTACAGATATTCCTGCCCCCCAAGAAGATTTAGAGAGCCAAGTACAAGAGTTCGTAGATTACATTCAACTTGGTGAAGATGCTGTAGAGGGAAGAACATTCTTTCAGAATACAGCGAGAACTGAAAGCAGAGGTACAGACTTCACTGGCCCAGATGCAATTACGATAGGCAATCATACATTTACCCGTGGGTATGAAGGACAAGAGCCTGTTCTAGATACTCATTTTTCACACAACATACAGATCACCTACCCCGAAGTCGCAGAGGCAAATTTTTTTTCATCTTCTGAAATGGCTCTGGGGGGATTGATGGTAGGTCGCAAAGGTATTGATACAAAAGAAGGTTATGAAATGGCTGATAAAAAGTTTCAATTAGATGAAGAAAAAGCAGACGTAGATAATGATGGAGAACTTTCATCCTACGAGAAAGCCCGTGGGGAAGCTGTCCAAAAAGCTATGGCTGACGATCCAGAGGCTGATGAAAAGCCAAAGATGTATCATGGTGGTATGCCGTGCGATTGTGGTGGTGACTGCGATGGAGACTGTATGGATGGCATGATGGGGCCAGTAGATCCTGTCTCAGGCAACCCTATTCCAGTTGGGTCTAATGCAAATGAAGTACGAGATGACATCGAAGTGATGCTGTCTCAGGGAGAATACGTTTTACCTGCAGATGTGGTGAAGTGGCACGGCCTCAAGCACATTATGAGTATGCAGGAAGAAGCGAAGATGGGTCTGATGGCTATGGATGCAATGGGTTTAATTGCTGAAGTAGATATGTCTGAACCAGAAGAGGGCGATTCCGAAGAAGAGACAATGGAAACGCCAGAGGGCAACGAGGTGGAAATGGCTTCAGTGGAAGTTTCTGAAGAGGAACCAGAAGTCAATGAAACAGAAGAGTATCAGGAAAGTGATTACTCAACCAAGACTTCTATGTACGGCATGATAAAGAAACCTAAAGTTACTTTCATCGTGTAAATTTTAATGGGCTACCTTCAATAGAAGCCCCCAGAGGAACAACATGAGTAAATATAAAAGAAAAGAAGAAGCTGAAGAAAATCTATCATATTCAGAAGAAGTAGCACAACAAGCACAAGTTGAGGCAGAATCCCAAGATCCAGAAGAAGCATCATTCAAGAAACGATATGGTGATCTTCGAAGACATATGCAGCAACTGATGCAACAGAAGGATCAGGAAATTGCAAAAGTTAAAGAACAACTTGATACCGCTGCAAAAGGTCAAATCAGGTTTCCAAAAACTGATGAAGAAATTAAGCAATGGGCTTCTAAATATCCTGATGTGGCTAAAATTGTTGATACAATTGCACGTAAAAGGGCTAACGAAGCTTTGGAAGAAGGTGAAAAAAGATTAGGACACTTAAAAGATCTTGAGAAAAAGATTACGAAAAAAGAAGCTGAACAACAACTACATAAGCTTCATCCTGATTTTCCTCAAATACGGCAAGACCCTGCATTCCATGAGTGGGTTCAAATGCAGCCTATGTACATACAAGATGCTCTCTATAAAAATAACACAGATGCCGTGGCAGCGGCCCGTGCAATCGACTTGTTTAAAGCCGATACAGGCAAGCGAAAAACCACGTCTAAAAAATCAGCGGCACAAGCCGTTGGACGTTCCACTTCAGTTGCACCAAAAGGCGAACCAAAAGCAAAGTTCTCAGAAAGTCAGGTAGCTAAGATGTCTGACAAAGAGTATGATGCCAATGAAGCCGCAATCCTAGAGTCTATGAAGACAGGTGAGTTCATCTATGATGTCTCAGGTGGAGCAAGATAGGTGGCATAGCCACTAACTTAATTAGCTATTTACTAAGTGGCGCAGTTGTGCTATAATTATTAGTAATGAAGCTTTTCGGAATAGGGCCTCATTTGACTACCCCTAACCCGTTCATAACCAGAAGACTTAAACAAACAGTCCACCAGTGTAGCGAGGCCCATGTGTACCGCAAATACATATGCACCCTTGCAGAACGCACTGCCACTAAATTGTTACCTTCTGATATAGTCTGTCAGCATTAGCTGACCTGCCATTTCAAAAGGAGTATTAACAATGGCATTTCCAGTAGCAGGTGGTTACGGCAATTTACCTAACGGTAATTTTTCGCCAGTAATCTATTCTAAGAAAGTCCAAAAGGCTTTCCGTAACACCTCTGTTGTAGAGGATGTAACTAACACCGATTACGCAGGTGAAATCGCAAATATGGGCGATAGCGTAAAAATCATCAAAGAACCAGAAATCACCATCAACTCATATGCCCGTGGAACAACACTTGCGACACAAGATTTGAGTGATGCAGATTTCACTATGGTTGTAACTGAAGCGAATTATTTTCAGTTCGCAATCGATGACATTGAGGAGGCTCATAGCCACGTTAACTTCATCGATCTAGCTACAGACCGTGCAGGGTTCAAACTTCGTGACGCATTTGACCGTGAAGTACTAGGCTATATGTCTGGTTGGGATTGGTCAGGTTCTGCATGGGGAAGACGTACAGCATTAGAAACAGGTGGTTCTAAGGCTGACGCAAATGCAGGTAATGACGAATTGCTTGCAGCCAACAAATTAGACATCACTGACTTCGGTGGTTCTGACATTGGTGGCGAAGCTGAAGTAACGTCTATTCCTCTAGCTGCAGGTGGTGGCGCAGGTGCTATCACTTCACCATTAGCTGTTTTAGGCCGTATGGCTCGACTAATGGATGCAGCAAACGTAGATACCGAAGGTCGTTGGTGTGTAGTCGATCCAGTGTTCAAAGAACTACTAATGGATGAAGACGCAAAGCTAATGAACGCTGACTTCGGTGGCGAAGGCGAAATCAGAAACGGACGTTTACCAGGAACTATTCGTGGTATGCGAGTATACGTTTCAAATAACCTTCCATACGAAGGAAATGGCCCAGGTGCTTCAGCATCTGCAGGTTCCGAAGCCAACTACGGTGTGATGGTAGCAGGTCATGACTCAGCGGTAGCTGTAGCTGATCAAATTGCGAAAACTGAGAGCTTCCGTTCTCCAGATACATTCGCAGACATCGTGCGTGGTATGCAGCTATATGGTCGCAAAATCTTGCGTCCTGAAGCTCTTATGACAGCGAACTACAACTTAGCGTAATAGCTTTCGGGGGCAGGGAGACTTGCCCCCTAAATTCTTTTAAGGATTACTCATGCCTAGCACCTATATGGATCTCTGCAATATGGTACTTCGTAGATTAAACGAAGTGGAAATTGCACAAGCTGATTTTGGAACAGTACGAGGTGTACAAGCTTTAGTTAAGGACGCAGTAAAATCGTCCGTTGCAAAGATCAATCAGGCTGAGTTTGAGTGGCCCTTTAATGCTGCAGAGCATACACAAGTTCTTACTGCAGGACAGACAGAATATAGTTGGCCTTCTTATTTTAAAATAGCAGATTTTAATACATTCCAAATACAGTCAGATTCCAGTTTAAACATTGGGTACAAAACATTAAAACCTATAGAGCGTGATGAGTGGTATGCAAATCATCGTGATGAAGATTATACTGCAGGGTCTACAGGAAGAGGTGCGCCAGATTTTGTATTTCCTTCGCATGGATCTGGTTTTGGGGTAACCCCCTCACCTGATAAAGCTTATAGTATTAGGTTTAGATATTATCAAAATTATGTAGACTTAATAAATTATAATGATCAAACACGTATTCCTGAAAGCTTTCAAAATGTAATCGTGGATGGTGCGCTCTACCATTTGTATATGTTCAAGGACAATTTGGATGCGGCTAATGCAGCATTCACGGCTTTTTCTGCAGGACTTAAAGACCTGCAAACTCTTTACATAAATTCATACGAGTATGTAAGGGATACTAGGATTAAGTTCTAATGGCAGATGAAATACAATCCTTTAAACTGGTAAGTTCTGGGGGGCTTAACAGTAATCAAAATCATCTGTTTCTTTCAGAAGCTGCATCAGGTTCAGCTACACGATTAGTTAATTACGAACCTAGTCTTTATGGCGGCTACCGAAGAATAGAAGGTTTTGAAGTATTAGACGGGATCGATGTCGAAGTCGGTGCAGGGGTGGCAGAAGGGCCTGTACTCTGTGTAGCGATTTACCGCAATGAGCATTTAGGTAATCCTTATATAATTGCTGCCAGAAAAGATGTAGGTGCAAATACTTACAAATTTTATAGGTACGTAGCTCTTTCTGGTTGGGCAGCAATGACTAATAGCCTGACCTTAAATTCTACAGATGGTGTTCGTAACGTAAATAAAATACGCCATGTACAATTTGATTTTGGTGATGGATCTAAAATTGCATTTGCTGATGGTGTAAATAATGGAATAATTTTTGATGGTACAAACTGGTATCAATTAAGTCCAACAGGCGCAGGAACTTCCGCAAGTCCAGGGGGTATAAAGATTTGTGCAGCCCCTGCTTTAGTTGAGGTTTTTGAAAACCATTTATTTTTTGGCGGTGATAGAAGTCAATTATCAGCATTACATCACTCAGTAGGTGATAATCCTTTCGACTTCCAAAACTCTGGTTCAGAGATACTTACTCCAGGGTTTAATATTGTTCAAATAAAGCCTTTTCGTAACGATTTATTTATCTTCGGTGCTAATAATATAAAAAAGGCATCCCCCGATCTTACCTCTGGTCTTTTTGTAATAGATCAAGTCACCGCTAATGTGGGCTGCATAGCTAGAGACAGCGTTCTTGAGATTGGTGGAGATCTTATGTTCCTTGCACCAGACGGGTTTAGACCTGTCTCAGGAACCTCTAGAATTGGTGACGTAGAGCTTGAGACAATTTCCAAGACAATTCAAGTAACCCTTGTAGATATGATCAAAAATTACGACATGGATACTATAAATGGAGTTGTAATTAGATCTAAATCCCAAGTCCGTTTTTTTGTAGGGGATGACACACAGCAAGCTACAAACTCTTACGGAATTATAGGTGGCCTTGCTAGTCAAGAAAGTGGTATTTCTTGGGAGTTTGGTGAGCTTAATGGAATACGAGCCTCCTGCACCACCAGTGACTATATAGGTAGGGAAGAATACGTTCTTCACGGTGATTATGACGGTAAAGTATATCGTCAGGAAAAAGGCATTAGTTTTAATGGAAATGATATAATTTCAGTATATGCCACTCCGTATCTCGATTTCGGAGACACTGAAGTTAGAAAAACATTACGCAAGGTTAATACCTTTATTCGTGCAGAAGGGCCTGTAACACTCTTTTTATCAATGGCGTATGATTGGGGTGACTATAATACGCAACGCCCTTCAAGTTATTCTCAAGAGAGTCTAGGTGGCCCCGTTGAGTATGGTGGTCTTAACATAAACTACGCAGGAGCAAACCTTCTGTATGGTGGTAACTCAAAACCAATAATGACCACGGATGTTCAGGGATCAGGTTTTTCAGCAAGAGCCACCTTCGTCACAGTAGGTCAATCAGAACCTTTTTCTATTCAAGGTTTAGTTTTTGAATTTAGCATTTCAGGAAGGCGATAATAAATGGCAGGTTACACAAGACAATCCGCACCTGATATTATCAATGGCGCAGAGATAACTGCGCCCCCGTTAATTGCAGAGTTTAACCAACTTCAAAGTGCTTTTGATGGAACGTCAGGGCATTCACATGACGGTACTACAGGCAATTCTCCAAAGATTAATTTACAAACTTCTGTCAGTGGATACTTACTTCCTGCAAATGGGGGTACGGGCGGTCAAAATAATATAACTGCAACATCAAACCCAACGATAACGGATGATGCTAATGCAGGATATGCTCCAGGCAGCATCTGGCTCAATACTTCTACATCAAGATTTTTTATATGTAGGGTTAATACAGCTTCAGCGGCTCAGTGGAGTGAGGTAGTAGGTGTAACCGCAAACTCAATAACCCCTGCCACAACAAATACAGTAGACATTGGCTCCGCTAGCCTAACTTACAAAGACCTGCATTTAGGTAGTAATGCGCTTGTAGGCGGCACACTTGGCGTAACAGGGTTATCCACTTTAGCTTCTGTTGATATTAATGGTGGTAACATCGACGGCACAACTATCGGAAGCACCACCACTGCAGATGGTAATTTTACAAATACATCTGCATCAGGAAATTCAACAATAACAGGTACTCTTGGAGTAACTGGCCTATCAAGTCTTACCCAAGTAGATATTGATCAGGGTACAATTGATAACACAGTCATTGGTGGTAACACTGCGTCTCCCATCACTGGCACAACTATTACTTCAACCAGTGGTTTTACTGGGGATATTACTGGCGATGTTACAGGAAATGTTACTGTTCCAGTAGACTCAAACGGTAACTCAATAGGTACATCTACCTTTAATAACGTAACAATTAACGGAACGCTTACAGGTAACTTACAGGGTGGAATAACTGGTAACGTAACAGCTACCACTGGATCATCTACTTTTAATGATGTTGAAATCAACGGCACATTAAACATGGACGCAGGTACGACAGGTACTATTCAGAATTTATCTGCACCTGTAAATCCAAATGATGCTGCCCGAAAAGTGGATGTAGATACAGCCGTAGCTAACCTAGTAGATACTGCCCCTGCAGCATTAGACACCCTTAATGAACTAGCCGCAGCCATCAATGATGATGCGAACTTCTCTACTACGATTACCAACAGTATAGCTACAAAATTACCTTTGGCAGGTGGCACTATGACAGGTGCTATCGATATGGGTACGTCTAAGGTTACCAATGCAGGTGATCCAACAAACGCCCAAGACGTAGCCACTAAAAATTATTCAGACAATCAGGATGCCCTAAAGCTAAGTCTAACTGGTGGCACAATGTCTGGGGCCATTGCGATGGGAACAAATACCATCAGTGGTCTTCCAAATCCTACTGCTAACGATGAAGCTGCAAACAAAGCATATACAGACAGCATTCTTGGATCATCTACAGCGGCAGCTACTTCTGCAGCGGCAGCGGCTGTCAGCGAAGCAAATGCAGCCACTTCTGAAGCAAATGCATCTAGCTCTGCTACCCTAGCTCAAGATTGGGCTGTTAAGACATCTGGTACAGTCAATGGTACAGATTTCTCAGCTAAGTATTGGGCTACTCAAGCAGACGTAGGAACGATAGCAACCAACATATCAGACATTAATACAGTAGCAGGTCAGATAAGTCCTACTAACAATATTAGTACTCTCGCAGGGGTGTCGGCTGCAATTACAACAGTCGCTACTAACATTAATAATTTTCAGGATTTTGCTGATACATACTTTGTTGGTAGCAGCGCCCCAAGTGGATCAAACGTAGGATTAGGTGATCTTTGGTTTGATACTGCCAATAACGTTATGAAAGTCTATGGTTCAGGTGGATTTCAGGCTGCAGGTAGCTCAGTAAACGGAACATCACAGCGCCAAGACTATGTAGTGGGAACAAGCAGCGGCTCTTACACAGGCTCTACAACTGTATTTCCTGCCACATATGATCCTCTTTATTTAGACGTATTTTTAAACGGTGTGAGATTAGCACCATCAGATTTTACCGCAACAAATGGGAGTTCAGTAACTCTAGGTAGTGCGGCTGCAACTGGCGATACAGTGGCTATCGTAGGTTACGGAACTTTCCAATTATCTAGCCACTACACCAAATCGGAAACAGATGCCCTACTCGATGATGTAGAGGCACTAGCTTTAGCAGGACTCTAAAATGACAATTAACACAACGACACTCGAAGCTAATCTTACTACTAAGATTAACAATACCAGTGGCACTACGGACGGAAAAGAGTTCTTGCTACTGGGTAAAGCAGTAGAAGCAGTTAACACTGCTATCTCAAACAATTCACTAGCAGCAGCCAATAATTTATCGGATGTTGCAAATGCAGCCACCGCAAGGACAAACCTTGGAGTGGTGGCCTCTACAGGCGGTACATTTACTGGGGATGTAGACTTTGGTGCTAACAAAATTACTTACGCCAATGTTTATTCTCAACTATCTGACCTTCCATCAGCGTCCACTTATCATGGGATGTTCGCTCATGTTCATGCGACAGGCAAAGGGTATTACGCTCATGGTGGTAACTGGATACCGATAGTCAATGAGGACACCTCTGGAAATGTGTCTCTTGGTGGAAATCTAACTGTAACAGGCGATTTCACAGTAAACGGTACGACTACCACTATTAACTCAACCACAATGGATGTTGATGACCTGAACATCACAGTGGCTTCTGGAGCCGCTAATAGTGCAGCGGCTGATGGCGCAGGTTTAACGGTAGACGGTGCTTCAGCTACGTTCAATTATGCCAGTTCTGGTGATAAGTGGACGATGAATAAACCACTAGATGTAACAGGTGCGGTTACGGCTACTGGTGCTACCATAAATGGTAAATTAGATGTTGAAGAAATTGTTGAAAAAGCAACGGTAGATACTTCTACCACAGGCACAATTACTTTCGATACTACAGCCCAAGGCGTAATGTTCTTCAGTAACAACCAGACAGCTAACAGAACAATTAATTTTACTAATCTAAATACGGTTCTTGAAATTGGGCAGTCATTCACTTGTTCAATCGGTATGGTACAAGGAAGTACAGCTTATTACCTAAATGCTTATCAGATAGATGGATCAGCGGTAACGCCTAGATGGTCAGGTGGCTCTGCACCTTCTGGTGGTAATGCAACTAGCACTGACACTTATACATTTACCTTCATTAAAACTGCGAACAATGTTTTTGCTATCCTAGCCTCACAAACTCAGTACGCATAGTAGAGGGAAATCAGAATGATTTTACCTAAAAAACCACAAATATTATATGCCCCCATGTTAGCTACCTTTGGTGGTGGGTCTTCTAGAGGCTTTGGTCGAGGGATTGGCGGTGGGCCAGAGCTTTTATTGGTTGATGATGTGATGGTATTTACATCTGCAAAAATGCATGGAGCTTTGGGGCCAAACAAAGCGATGACAGATGCCTACTATCCATATAGCTCTGATATTATGGGGCAATTTGGGGCGCAGGTTTATAATGGATACCAGAAGTTTACTATCCCGAATGATGGTACATATAGATTTAATATTTTAGGCTCTTGGCCTATCAATAGATCATATCTGAGTTATACCGCAGCCCAAACAGGCTCTCCTGAGTATTATACTGACAGTTCCCTTTGGACATTATTCCAACAAAATAATACGCAAGGAACTACTAATCTACAGCAATATAATGGTACTACTAATTATTCCCCTGGATATTTAACTTGTGACAGAACTTTATCTAAAGGCGATGAAATTCATGTTTTAGTGGGACAAGGGGCGTTTGCCGATAATAACGTAAGCGATCCAAGTGCAAACGGATCAGGTGCAAGTGCCGTATTTGTTGGTGCTCAATCAGATTGGAACACTAACTTTGCAATCGCAGGTTCTGTTGGTGGAGCTAGGGCGCAGTATAGTTGGAATCGGGCCACTATGTCTCGAGTAGACTATGCTACTTCAGGAAAAAGAGGTGGCAGGGGTGACGATGGAAGTTTTGGAAATACCTCAGTTGCAGGAAGTAACGGTTCTGCAGGATATGACTCTGCCGTAAGCGCCCCTATAACCAATGGTACTAGTACTCTACGTTCTGGTGGTGGTGCAGGACTTACTGGAACAGCCAGAGATAATTCATATTGGGACTCAAGAACTCCATATTTTAGTCTTTGCCCTCCCACTGCTTTAAATGCAGGGGGCATGGGAGGAATTGGTGGAAGTGCTTACATGAATCCAACCGACAATGGGACACAAAGTACTTACTATATGTCTATGACCTTTTCTAATGGGGTTCCTAGCTTTGCATCTAGTCTTGGACAAAATTTTCCTACTTTTGCAACTGATTGGAATAACTACGCTAATAATAATACCGACACTATGCCAACATCTGCATACCCATTGGGAACTCACATGGGCGGCTTTGGTGGGGGCTGTACTGGTGGTTGGGGTGGAGAAGGAGGGGGAGGTGGCTACTCTGGAGGAGGCCCAGGTATGAATAATACGTATGCTGTGGGTGGGGCAGGAAGCTCTTACTCAAGTGGTTTTACCAATGTTTCCCATGCCAGTGCTACCGCTTCAACAATGCTTCGTAATAAAACGCATATCGCCCCAAAAATTCAGGGTGTTACACTCTCACACTTGGACAGAGGTTTCTTTTCAGGAAATGGCTCCGTCACAATGACAAGAATATCATAAAGGAGAGACTAGATGTCTAGAGCAAGAACTCTTGCCGACTTTATTAGTACAGGTGTAGGAACTGGTATCCTCGCAGACGGTGCTATTGATAGTACTGAAATAACAGGCGTAACGGTTTCTTCCACTGAGATAAACCGACTCGCAGGGGTTACTTCAGATGTTCAAACTCAGATTAACACCAAGGCGGCTACTTCTAGTCTAGCGGCTGTAGCAACTAGTGGGGCAGCATCTGATGTAAGTGGATTAGCCGCAGTAGCCACCTCTGGGGCAGCATCTGATGTCACTGGGTTAGCAACGGTAGCAACTAGTGGTGCTTACTCAGACGTAACTGGAACACCAAGCCTAGGAACAGCGGCTGCGCTGAATGTAGGCACAGGGGCAAACAACATTCCACAACTGGACTCTAGCGGAAACCTCCCTGCTTTAAACGGTTCTGCTCTGACAGGCATACAAGGATTTTCTTATGCCTCAACATTAGCATTTGGAGATTATTAAATGGCAGATACCTTAGAAAAAATTTACGACAATACGCTCACCGATAGTAGTTTTGATAGCAACGGTGAGGCTACTATTATTACAACCGACAGTTCCACTCGTCATGTTATCAAGGACATTAAGATTATTGAGGGTGACGCTGATATTCCTATCAGTGGAAAGCTACAAGAAAATGGGCATGACCTTGTAGGGTTGACTGCAAACTCCAGTGGCTCTGAGATTATTGGAACAAGTTCTACTGTTAAAGTAAAAACAAGTAATGTTCCCTTAAATTACGTCGATCATGAGGTAAGCTATTCAACAAGTAGTACGAATGTCCAAACTTTAACAGAGCCAACTGTAAATGGTATAGGAAGTAAATCGAGTACTTCTACAACCGATAATGCCCACTCTAATTGGACACAGGATTCCACTTGGCGGCAATATTGGCCTAACATTGGCTCAAGTGAGAATGATGTTTATTTACACAATAACAATAACTCTACTCATCGAATTACTGTGAGGAATAGTTCTGGCAGTGAAATATACAACTTTACCACTTCTTACAGACCACATTATTTTGATGGTTCAAGATATATTTATTATATGTCTAGCCAATATCTTTACCAAGTAGACGCTCATTCAAGCTCACCATCTAATAATGCAATAATTAATATAAATGCGTCTCAAACATATAGCACTAATCCAAAAATGTTTGGGTACAAAGATGAGTGGATAATTGGTTGGAGTACTCAAACTGCAAATGCATATATTTTTGATTTAACAAATAACTCTGTAAGGCAGTTAAGTGGCAACCAATCCAATGTTTTTAATTTTGGGGCAAGAAATGCAGGGATCGTAAAGAAAAAAGATGGAACATTCTACATTATTGAGCAAAACGGAAACAACGGTCTGAATGCATATCTATTAGATCCTGTAAATACAGATTATGGAACTAGTTCTGTAAGTCCTAGCGTAACTGTAAGTTTAGCAACGGCTGCATCTGACTCTACAGGGTCTTACGCTTATGTTGGCTCAAGAGTTTATTATGTGGGTGGAAGCAGATTAAACTTTGTAGATTTTGAAACGGATACTCCAACTCAAGGGTCTGTTTCAACCTCACACAGTTACAGCCAATATGGTTATGACTGTTGGGGTACAGAGGCCACACCTGATGCTTCAACAATATCAGGGAGAACTTACAATATAACCCCATCTCTCAAACTACGCATTACTGGCGTAACTTCAGCGTAAAGGATATTTGAAATGCCTTTAACATTAAATTCAAATAGTCTTGCACTTGCCAGTTCTACATCGGGTACTGTCGAAGAAAAAAATCCTTGGAAATTTATTGAAAAACTAACTGCTAATGGTGACTCAAGTTTAGATTTTACTAATTCTGCTATTAGCAATCACAAAAGTCTTTTTATTTATCTTGATGGTTTAGACCAAAGTAGCCAAACAAATACCCTTATGAATATGTATTTAGACGGAAGTGTGAATGCGAACAGTAATTATTCAAATTCTATGCTCACCATGACAGGCTCTAACCGCAATGGGTCTGGTAGTGGAAGTATGACATACTGGCAAATTGGCGGTGAGAACTACACTTGGTATCACAACATAACTGGTGGGATGTATATAAGTGGCGTTGAGTCAGGCAGTTACAAATCTTTTAAAAGCGAGTTAGTCGGTGGCACAACCAATGCTGCTCAAAATATGCTTGCATCAGGTTTTTATAATCAAACTTCTTCAAAAATAACAGGTATACAAATTCGTCCCTCAAGTGGAACATTTTTATCAGGGGCAGTTCATTTATATGGACTGAATGAGCATGACTAGAGAAAATCCAAGATATAGAATGACCTCTTACGGTAGAGTTTTCTTTACCGAAGAAGAAGAACTAGCCAGAGACGCAGAAGAACAGGCATGGGCAGACTGTGCTGATGATAGACTAGCAGCATCACACAGAGCTACTCGCAATCAGTTACTTGCAGATAGCGATTGGACACAGTTCAACGACAGCCCACTGAATAACGATACTAAGGTGCTTTGGGCTACATATCGATCCTCACTGAGATCGCTCCCAGAGCATGAGAATTGGCCCAATCTAGAAGATGCGGATTGGCCTACAACGCCTTCTTGATGGTTGCAAACCCCTTAAAAAAATGGTATACTTCTAACCATATTATCAAGGAAAATTTTAACTAAATGACAGAAACCAAAGAGTTTCGGTCAGTCCTTTTATCCCCCAATGAAGTTCTAAGATTTTGGCCACAAATCGAGCCCGATATTGTAAAGGCTTTAGAACATTCAGTTAATGAACTGACCTCATTCGATGTCTGCAAACAAGCCTTAGATGGCAGGATACATGTCTGGCTTATCATCGATAATCAAAACAACATAGTCTGCACCACTACGACCCGATACTTAAACTATCCATCTCATAAGGCGCTGCAAATAATTACATGCACCGCAAATGGTCGAAAGTGGAAAGAATTTTTTGAGCACCACCGAGCATTAGAAGATTTTGCAAAACAAAGTGGGTGCTCAAGCATACAGGTCTGGGGCCGCAAAGGTTGGCAGAGACAACTCAACAAACTCACCTCAAGAGCGTCAAAAAAATACAAAACGCTCTATTACGTCTATAATTTGGAGATTTAAAAATGAAATTGTACAACCCATTTATGCCTTGGTTGAACCCTCGAAATAGTGGGTTGATAGCTTTCAAAGGTGGAGACGATGGCGCTACGGCTGAAGAAGTAGAAACCATTGTAGATAACACAATAGGCACATCTTCTGGAACAGTGGATGCTCCTGGTGGAACAATGGATATTCCAACCACTTCTGTCGATCCTGAAACTGGCGAAGTTACGACAGGTACTAATACTGTTAACTTTGGTGGTGACACAGTTGCAGTAACTGATACGGTTAAAGGAGATACAGAGACGCTTATTGGCGGTCAGTCAGATATATCAGATCAGATTACGACAGGTTTTGAAACATTTCAGCCTGTAAATGTCACAAACACTACAATTGATACCTCTGACCTAGCTAAAGCCGATGAGATGGATCAAGGATTTACGAGTGTCTTGGATGATACTGGAGCAATCTTGGATGATACTGGAGCCATAAAGACAGGCGTTGAAGGTTTAGGCACGGATGTTTCTGCTATTAAAGATGATACTGGAGCCATAAAGACAGGCGTTGAAGGTCTTGGAACTTCTATAGATGAAGGTTTTGCAACTACAGGTGACCAACTTACAGGTTTAGGAACTGGTCAAACAGGTATTTCCAACCAAATTAGTGATCTGTCTGGAGATGTCTCTGAGGGAATTACTACTGTAGGTAATAATTTAACTTCAGGCTTTGAAAATATAGATAACCAATTTGCATCTCAAAACGAAGATTTGGCTACTCTCTCTACTAACGTACTAGGTGGGCAAGCTTCCCTACAAGATTACCTAAATGATATGTCTGGTAGGGCTGACACATACTATGAAGGTCTTTCAGGTAATCAATCTCAGCTATTGGAAAATCTTGGAGGTTTGCAAACAGGGTTTACTGACTTTCGTGATACGTATGATTCAGACGTAACTTTAGCTAATCAAACCCGTGCCGATCTGCAGGACACGGTTGTAGGCGGCTTTAATCGTATGCGTGAAGACATGGGTAATAACTTTGAAAGTACGCAAAAAAATGTTAATAGAGTAGCGGATCAAGTAGAGGCAAATCAAGCTCAACAGGCTCTTGCTGCCAGAACACCAAATTTAAGCCTAACACAATCAATAAAAGAATTGGCATCAGGTGTTCAAGCAACTACCCCAACTCAAGCGGATGCCCAAAATCAGGTAGCTAGTAAACTGGCTACTATTAAGCAAATTTTGATGCAAAGTGGACAAAATATTCCTGAAAATATTAGGTCTGATTATACGGCTCTCGCAAATGCATTTGATCAAAAAGGTCGATTTATACCTCAAAGTATAGATCAGCAAGGGAATGTAACTAGCAGAGTTATGGATGAACAAACTAACTTGAGGACAAGTATAGTTAACTCACGGGGAGTCAGTCTAGGTGGTAAGAATATTAATGTTGCTAATTTATTATCCTTCTTAGACGGTAGGCCGCAGGGTTCATCCCCAATGTCTCCTGAATTAGCAAATAAAACGCAACTTTTGCAGGGATTAATGTCCCAACAAACTCCTTTTAATACTACTCAGGGATAGAACATGCACCCTAAAACAATATCTGATCAGGGCATAAACCTGATAAAAAAATTCGAAGGACTAGCAAAGGTAGAAGACGATGGGATGGTAGTTCCATATCGTTGTGCCGCTTCTGTTCTCACGATAGGATTTGGTCACACAAAAGGCGTAAAGAAGAATATGAGGATCACAAAGGACGAAGCAGAAGAGCTTCTACGGGATGATCTGAAGGTCTTCGAGCGTGAGGTTAAAAACCTTGTGACCGTACCATTAACTCAGTACCAGTTCGATGCGCTAGTATCATTCTGTTTCAACCTTGGCTCTGCTAATTTTGCAAGCTCAACCTTACGGAAAAAGTTGAATGCAGGAGATTACTCTGCAGTTCCTGCACAATTTATGCGTTGGAACAAGGCACGGGTTAATGGTAAACTACAACCCCTCAACGGGCTTACTCGTAGACGCTCTGCAGAGGCAGCTTTGTTTACGATGGATGCACAGTTACCATCAGATGATCCTGATGTACCAATGGCGCAGAAACCTGCGGTTCAGGACAAGAAACCCCTTGCTAAATCTAAAACAATGGCAGGTGTCGGTATTGCAGGTGCAGCCACGGGTCTAAACGAAGTTGCAGGTCAGCTAGAGGGATTAGCTTCTTACTCAGGAAATCTACAGACTATCTTTTTAATCTGTGCGGTGGGCGGCATAGCATTGGCTGCATACGCACGATGGAAAGACCAAAAGGATGGCGTAGATGTTTAACATCTTTGGTAAAATCAAAGATTTAATCATTGCGGCTTTAGTTATCGCTCTGCCCATCTTGTACATCGTAGGTCGGGTCAAAGGTAAATCCGCAGAGAAAAATAAGATTTTAAAAGATGAATTAGAAGCCAAAGAAAAGGCTACAGATTTTTATAAGGCAATGGCTGAACATGAAGAAGACGGTTCTCTTGATAATCGTAGCGGTCTTACTGACAGGCTGCGAAAAGACGGTTTATAGGACTAATATAGAAGTCTACTGTCCACCCCTTAAATCATACTCAACCGATTATAATGAAGCACTGGCACAAGAGCTTGAGGCTCTTCCAGAGGGTTACGAAACTATCCCTAATACAATAGCGGATTATGCAAAACTGCGTGATCGTATTCGGGCCTGTGAAAAAGAAAAGGATAACCTAGATGGCTGAAGAAGAAAGCTTATTCACAAAGATCACAGGCTACGATGATGTAGGTGATATGTTTGATGGCGGTGGTCAGGGTGGCTCTGGCGATCAGTTTTATGGCGGCACTAATGAAGAGTATCAGGCTGCAGGTGGCACTAACAACGATTCAGATAGTAATGTCGTAGATAAGTTTCTTAACACTGTCGAAAATGAGAACAACCTAAACTACCAAAATGACAATAACACAGCCAAAACAATAACTACTAACAATTCGGGCGGCTCTTCCTCAAACACTACAGAAACTACTGGGGAAGGTGAAGTAGAAGAGGAAGAGAGTAGATTATCTGAAGAAAGCATTTTAAAAATGTTAGAGACTTCTGGTTTTATTAAAAGCCAAGAAGATCTACAGGAGTTACTAAAAGACCCTGCTAAGTTTCTTACAGACCGTGGCGCTAATCTTTCTGAAATTGCACAAACAATACAAGTTGATCCTGATGCATTAGGTACAATGCTTGATCCTACTAATCCTAAGTACGCATTGGGAGATTTAGATAAGGCTACTGTATCATTAATTGATGGTCAGGTAAAAATAAATGTACCTACCAAAAAGTCTTTAGATGGCCCAAATGTAGAGACTGCATTAGATGATTTAAATGATGAAAAATTTAATGTTGATGCAGTCACAGGTACAGTCACCGATGATATGATTGTAGATGAAGACGCCCTGTCCTTAGATAAACAGGGATTGGCTACTGGGGTAAATGAAGACGGTACAGTTAACTATACAGGTGAAGCCCTAAACGATTATGCTACACAAAAGTTTGGCAGCGTGGTCGATACAAGCACAGTAGATGGTAAGCTACTTGCTCAAGCTCTTGGCGAAGGAAACTATTTAGATAGCAAGGCCACTATATTAGGCCAAATGGATATTATTAGTCAGCAATTTGTAGATAATAATGGTAATCCAAAAATTCCTAGTTGGGCGCAAGGTGTATACGGAAGTATCACCACAAACATGGCATTTAGCGGTCTTAGTGGTTCTCAAAAAATTGGTTTGTTATCAAAAGGTTTGATGGAAGCTAGTCTGTCCGTAGCAAAAGACGAAGCAGCATTTTTTCAAACTCTTACAACAAAAAATTTAGATAACAAACAAGCTCAAATTATACAAAAGGCTGCAACTTTAGCAGCGTTAGATGAAGCTGAACTAGGAGTTAAAGAAAGAGCCGCTATTCATAATTCTAAAGCATTTTTAGAAATGAATTTAACCAACCTCGAAAATGAACAACAGGCAGAAATTATTAATGTTAAGAGTAAAGTAGATGCACTTTTTACAGAAACTGCAGAAACTAATCTAAAGAATAGGTTAGTCTTCCAAAATGATGCTGACTTCCAAAAGTTTTATGCAGGTCTTGATTTAGAAGCCCAAACTTTCATGGCAGAAATCAATACAGACATTGCAAAATTTAATACTGGTGAAATTAACGATTTTGAAGAATTTTATGCAACCTTAGAGAATAGGCGGCAAGAGTTTGCAACAAACCTACAGTGGCTAATTGATGAGTCCAATGCAGAGTGGCGTAGGACAGTTGAAAGCGAAAATACTAACATGACTTTTGATGCTGCAGCCGTAGATGTAAAATCAATTTTGGGGCTTACTCAAGAGGGTCTAAATCGTACATGGAACGAGGTAGATACTGTGCTTGATTACTTATTTAAAGGCGCACAATCAGAAGAAGAACTGGCGGTGAGATTGCTACTTGGAGAAATGGATGTTCAATCCCAATCAAGTGGCGGTAGTAATTGGTTTAGCACCATAGTTGAAGGAATTACCAAAGTAGCGGCAGCAAAATTCACCGCTAATTTAGCATAGGAACTGATTAAATGAAATTTCAAGACGCAGTAGTTAAATCTATTAAGTCATACATGGACGGTAAAGTACCTGAAGAATTAGAAAAAGTAACAGGTGAGCCAATGCTCTATACCCTTGAGTACTTTGATGAACTTGAAAAAGAACTAGAGGATGAACTTCCTGAAACCCTAGAAGAGGAAGAAGATGCTTAACCTAAAAAATGCAGGGCCTATTCCTGGTGAAAACTTTGTCTCCGATAAACGTAATTATCCTTGGCATAGGCCACCTGATATAGAGACTGTTGATGGTACTGTAGAGTATGTAATGGAAAAGATGCAGGACGAAGAAACTGCAGAACTTGTATTCTCAATGATGGAATTAGAGCGCCCGTTAACCAACATCGTTACAGGTCTTTTGTTACAAGGTGTTGCCCGTGGAAAGTTTCAAATAGACATGGCTTTATTGGCTGCAGGGCCAGTGTATCGCTATATCAAAATGATAGCTGATAAAGAGAACATTAAGTATGAGGATGGCCTTAAAAGGCAGACTATGCCCATCACTCCCACAACACTCAAAATGGCTATGGGAATTATAGATTCTGATGCTGAAGAAGAGGCTGTAGCGGAGAGCGCACCAGAAGCCCCACAAGAGCCTTTAACAGGTTTTATGGCGGCTCCTACTGAAGAAGATAAAACAGCGGCTCCTGACAAAGTACAGGCGGCTATGCTTGGTATGACTGAAGAAGAGGAAGCGTAAATGTCTTTTGCTGCTAGTAAGGCTCGAATAAGTAAAGGTATTGCTTCAGGTAAATATCAAAAGCCTGATACTACAATTCAAGATGGATTTATGGCGGCAAGTAACATTGTTGCAGAGGGTTTATTGCGGCAAGGTGAGAGACGAAGGGAAGAAGAAAAACGTAAGCTTGAAGAAGCCCGTGAGTTAGCTAAAGAGCAAAAAGCTAAAGAACAGGCTGCAGCAAATAGAAAGCGCAAAGCAGAGGCATTAGCCAAAGACCTTGGGTTTTCCGAAGGTAATACTGAGGCAGTTACATACCTTACTGAGCAATTGTTTCTGTATAATGATGACTCTAGTTTTGTTCAGACAAAAGCTGATAGCGATATGAAGTTAAAGCGTCTGAGGGAAAAAGAGCTAGAGCCTATCGTTGAGGATGTAACTTCAGCCCGTATCGATAAACTTCCACCTTTAAGACTAGATGATGGTGTTGGTGGTGTTAAAAAAATAACTGATGACAGCGGTACTGTTAGACCTTTAACTTCACTTGATCTTCAAAATATTGCAGATGGTAGTGTTGGTTATGTTAATAAAGATGGTGACCTTATAAAGTCACCTGAACTGATGAGCGAAGCTCAACAGATGATGAAAGCTTTCGGGCCGCAACAACTTCAGCCAAGCGAAGTAACACAGGCTGAAACTAAACAGTTTGGTATAGAGGTAGATCCTAAAGCTTTCGAATTAGATAAAGAAAGAATGACAAACTTAGCTGATGCTGAAGCCTATATGAAAGAACTTGAGGCAAAAGGTCTGATCCCAGAAGATAGCGCACAACTAAAAGAAATAACAGCGAGGATTGAACTACTTAAAGGTCAAGATACAGAAGCTAATTTAGATGAAGCAACAAAAGATCCTGCATTAGCAAAAAGTATGTTGGATCGTCTAAATGCTGAAATAGAAATTGCTGAATCAGACGATGCTAAAAAAGTAATAAGGGAGAGTAGAGAGTATAAGCTACTCACTCAAATGGTAGGTCAGAATGTAGACAAAATACCTTTCCAAGATTTAACTTCTGTAGCAGCCATTAAAGCATATAGACGCAGCATTGCCGCTAATGGCCTCAATATAAGTCCTGAAGGTAAAACAGCCCTTGATATACAAGAGGGCGAACTTCGTGCAAATGAGTCACGGGCATTTATTGAAAACATTACCGATTTGAAAACTGCAGAGGCAGAGCTTAATAAGCTTCGTGCCACAGGTACTTATACTCAAATGCAGATTGCTGAGAAAATAGTTGCAGGTTTCCAAGCGGATGCAACTAAAGCTTCTAATAAAGATCTTCTTGAAAGCTTGCTAAATCCCGAAAGCTTGATTGGCTTAACATCAGTAGAACTTGCAGAAAGAAAAGCTACGGCAACCCAACTTGGGGCTAAAGTTGAAGACCTAAATATTATAAATGCCAGATTAAATACTCGAAGAATACTAGAGGGTGATGCTAAGTTTGCTGAATATGTTAAAAATTCTATTACTTATGATAGAACGCTTGGGCAGATACAGGTCGCTATACAAAATGAAGAAAGCCAAGAAATAATTGATGGTTTAACAGAGTTAGCTGAAAGACAGAAAAAACAAAAAGAAAAAGAAGCTCAACTTGCTGCAGGAGTGTACGGTAGCGAAACATTTGCAGGTGTACTCATAGATCCAAAAACAAAAACTGAATCATTTGTTCAAGTCAAAAAAGATGCGGATGGTAACCTTACTTTAACAGATGGCACTTCTGTAGATACTGCTAACTTTAGGAAGATGTCTGAACCAGAGCTAGAGCAATTTAATAAAATCTCTGCACAACAACAAAAGTATATTAAGGAATTAAGTGCTAGTGGTGTATCATTAGCCGAAGCTCTACGAAACTCAGAGTTGGCAATAGAAATCGCTACAAATAGCCCAATGGTTAGAAATGCAGGTGGTTCTTTTGCTCAGTTAGTAACTGGCACTGTCAGAGGAACATCTAACATTATAGATGTAACAGCTAGTTTGTTTCAGAATGCAACAGAAGGTGTAGATGAAACGGGTGCATCAGTTACTTATATTACTGAGGATCAATTGCTCAGTGCCTTGCAGCAACAGGGCGTAGGAAAAAATATACTAGATGCTATCGTATCTAAAGACGTTCAAAATCTTGCAGATGAAACAGCCAAATTTCAAGCTACTATGGTGATCCTAGCATTCCGCAGCGGTAGAATTGAAGGACAATCTGGAAACGCAATGTCTAACAAAGACTTCGAGCGTCTAACACAAATGTTGAATACTTCAGGCAGTGTTCAGGCGTTTGCGGATAACCTTAGAGGGTATATGCGATCTAAAGTAGAGTCCTATGATGATGCTGTATTCCAAGCAGAAAACACGGGATTAGTCGCAGATTTTAAACAACGATTTAAGTGGTCGCCCGTAGCCCCACTTAAAAACTTTCAGACCTTTGTTACAGAAAGAGACAGTGCAACTCTGACTAAAGCATTTGATAACACTATGACAGGTGGGTTTCCTGTACCAAATCAAAAAGCAAGGCAAGCTTTAATAAATAATCCAGACAAAGCCGCAGAATTTGATCTTTTATTTGGCAAGGGTGCGGCTGCAAAAATACTTGGGAATAATTAAATATGGCAAACTTTTTTGAACAGTTTCTTGAAGAACCTAAAGAAGAAGATAATTTCTTTTCCCAGTATCTTGATGAGCCTGATGCAAAATCAGATGTTGCTGCAGCCGCAGATCCTGTAGCTGTAGACGCTCAAGAACAGAGCTTCGAGCAACCTGCATCTAAACTTGACCCTGCAGTTGCACAGGAAATTGAAGACCGACAGGCTATGATTGATATGATGGGTGTTGATCCTTACACGGGTAAAACCGTAAGCAGTAGCGCAGCCTATATGAATCCAGGTTTCTTTGATAATCCTCAGAATGAAGCAGAGTATAATAGACTTAAAGAAAAGTACCCAAGCCAGTTTACCCAAAACTTTCAGGTCAACGATGAAACCGTAACTGCTACTGCAGACTTTAATGTTCTTACAAGCCAAGATGGTCGGGAAGTATTAGTTCCCAAAAATGCAACTGAAGAGCAAACAGAACAAGCTCTTCTTACGGGGCAGTTCACAGGTGACAGTACCTTACCAAAACCAAATAGAAGTATGTATGATGGGTTTCCTGCTACTGAGGAAGGTAGAGCCGCAGCAACTGCGCTTTATCAGGCATATGCGGAAGCAGGTGAGCAAGATGGTCTGGGCGTAGTATACCAAGGACTATTAGTTCCTCCACCAGATCTGGCATCGTTTAGCGCCCCCGATTTAGATTTTGATGACACTATATCGTTAGGTATTTATCAGGGTGGTAAGAATCTTCTTGAGACATTTGCCGCAGTAAATGATTATCTTGCGGCTAAAGGTGACGCTGTAGCTAATGCCGCTATCGATGCCGCCAATGTTATTACAGAAAATATTCCGTCTATTGGAACGATACCAAATGTGGATTTAACAACGGATGCTGTAGGGGTTGTAGATGAAGTGTTGCCTGATGTAGCTGCAGGTGATGGCGGTATCGTTGATGCCCTACTTTTTGAGGGAACACAGTTACTAACTGGTGGTGTAATAGGCGGTAAAGGTGGAGATAAAGTTGTAGAGGGTATATCCCGTGTATCATCAAAGCTAGGTGGTACAAATGATGCCAGAAAAATATCTACTGACTTATTAAAGTATTCACCTAAAGCAGCAAACACTGTTAAGGTTTTATCCACTGAAGCAGGTATGGCAGCGGCTCTAAGTCCTGATATTCCAACCGCATTCATTGGAGAAAATGCTGCTATCTATCCCCTTACCCAAGGGATTGCAGTAGATCCCGATGCCCCTGAATACCAACAAATATTGGCGAACAAGGCTAATGTTTTAGCTGATGCTTTATTCGCTGCCCGAACACTTCAGACAGGTGCAAAAGGCGTAGCAAAAAGTGCCAAGGTTTTATACCTCTTTTCTGGTGCAGCTACACTTACAGGAGTACTCAGTACCGCTAGTAGAGAGAAAGCATTTGTTGATGATGTTTTGAACAGACTATCAATAGCTGCAGATCCATCCGCTTCCGCAGATGAACTTGTTCAGATAAAGCGTGATCTTGTTAAGCTCATAGAAGATAATGATGAAATCATTACTATGATTGATGATGATAAGGTTAAGGTAGGTCTAAGTACGTTAGCTGCAGTTCAGTATGCCCTCAGAAACAATGACACCGAAACCGCAAAAAGAATTATTACCTCTTCCCAAGTGATAGAACAGGGTGCGCTAGGCAATAAGCTAAACACTGGGCAACTTGCTACAAAGCAGGGAGAACCTGCTAGGGTACTAGCTCAAACTACTGACGAAATGTTTGATGTAAGAGGCGGTCAATCCGCTGTAGATCAGACAGGCGATGCACTACGGGATGCTGCCAATGCACCTATAAGGAGTGCCGCAGATGATGTAGCCAAAGCAGAAAATGCAATTACTGATTTCAAAAATCGAATTACAAGTCAGATACAAAATGATCCGTTCTTTGGTTCTAAACTAGAACAATTAAACGAAGTAGATGGCGTTTCCATAGCGATCAACAAAGCTGATAGTGCAGATGCAATACTTGATAAACTTGTAAGTGCCAGTAGGCAAATGAACCAAAAGAAAAATGATCTTTTCAACAAGATTAAAGGTGGGCGTTTAAATATAGCGGATGATGATGGAGTTCAGTTTGGTGAACGTCTGTATGATCAATTACAAACTCTTAATAAAGAATTTTTAGATGCAGGTAATCCTAAGAAACCTGGAAATGCTCAGTTAGGTGAACTACTAGCTGTAGTCTCTCAAATGGATCGTGATGAAGCCATAAAGTTTTTAAGTAATAAAGTAACCTTCGAGGATCTATACACAAAAATACGTCCTAACTTAGCTGATACCTTAAACCAACTTGAGCGTGATGGATCACTTCCTGCAACTACAGCAATAAGTAATTTAGCAGGTCTTAAAAGATTAATAGATGATGACGCTATTCTGTACTTAGATGAAACAGGGCAGGTTAATAAACTGGCGGCTGCACAAGACGCTATGGATTACTACAGAAATCAGTATTCTAAGTATTGGCGTGATGGTGGTATTCTTCAAAACGTAGATAACTTTGCTAACAGTAGCGCAGGAAGATTAAACCAAGCAGGTGCAAGGGATTTAACCCGACAAAGTGTTGAGTCAGGTTTGTTGGATGTAAACAGAGCGCAGGGCGAAGGTATTCTAAATGTACTTCTGCGTAGTGAGGGTGGTCAATCTGTTGAGGACGTAGTGGATTACGTTATTGCAGACGCTGTAAGTAACATTTCTTCACAGTCAGGTAGGGCATTAGATGAAGTTGATTTTACTGCAGTCAGGCAAGCTCTTGAGAGCCGTGCAAGCTTACTAGATAGAAACCCTGCCACCAAAGAGGCTGCAGATCAGGTTCGCTCCTTCCTACGACAAATCCAAAGGTTAGAGAAAATAACCCCTGAATTGCAACTAAGGCTAGACGGGGCAACTTTAAAACTTGAGGAAGCAAAGCAACAAGCATACGAGGGCGCACTAGGCAGGTTCTTTCAAAATGCTGAAGGAAAAGTAAACCCGAATACAACTGAAGTTCTTAATAAATACTTTAATGACAAACAGGCTATGGGTGTTGTCGATGGGCAGTTATCAGGTGATCTTCCTGAATTACTTTCAAAGATAGACGCAATCGGTGATCCTGTGGAAAGAGAACTTGCACAAAAAGGTGTTGAGGCGGCATTTAGTAAGTTTTTTAAAGATAAGTTCTTAATTCTATCAAAAGAAATGCCAAACCAACGTGGCGTTAGCGAAGCCAAGATTACGCAGGAACTAGAAAATTTTACGGATTATTTAGATAAGGCTAATTTAATATTCAAAAACAATCCTGAAAATGTAGCAGGGTTGGAAACCTTATTAAGGCTAAGTGGCGTTCAGGTGGGAACAAGGAAAGCTACCTCTGGTGCAGGTAATTCCATAACCGCAGACAAAGCCGCATCTATTGCCGCAGTAAACAGATTGGTTACTTTGACCTTCGGTGCTTTGAGCCGTATTGGTGCAAGGGTGCGATCAGGGGCCGTTGGTTTCTTAGGCGAGAAACTGGACGGGGCAGAGTCTGCACGGTTAGCTGAACAATTGCTATCAAAGCCACAAGAGTTTGTAAAAGTAGCGAGGCAGGTTGTTCCTGACGGTGACGTTGCTATGTCGCAAAATCAACAGGAACTCTTCTATGCTTGGCTCGTAAGATCTGAGTTGTATGATGATGAAAGCGAAGGTGGAGAGCAAGATTTTATGATGGCTCTAGCAGATTATTTGGCGCAAGCTGAGAATGCAAAAAACAACCTAGATCAGCAAATGCAAAACTTAATAGGCTACCAATAAAAAACCCCCAAGCCGAAGCTAGGGGGCGTAACATATAACAAAGGGGTAGTTAATCCCTTTAACTATTCATAATAGAATAAAAGCTCTTGGGTCAAATGATTCGGGAGTTTTTTTTTATTTTTATGCTATACATCCCATAGTATCGCATACTATATATTGATTTTAGACCTGGTAAATATCAACATATAGATGTGGATAACTTTTGGCAGCATTGATTTTATTGACTTTTTTCGAGTCAACAAAGTTTTCAAAAAATTACGCAAATTTATCTGTTGACCTTTGAGTACTTCCTACGTCAGAATTACATTAGGCAGAGGGTAGTTCCCTCTAATAACGCCTGTTGTAGTAACATATAATAAAGGAGTAGTTAATGCTATTAACTGCACAAAAAGCCAATGAATTTGGCAATGCATTGCTTGAGGCAGCGCAAAAAAGTAAAGAAGCAGATCAGCAATATTTGATCGTATGCACTCTCGACACTTTTACTGCAATACCGTTCAAGGATGGCTCAAGTTATGATGATGGTGAAGATATAATCGTTACCTGAAAAGTAAAAACCCTAGGCGATTAAGCCTAGGGTTACTAAACTGAAAAAGGCAGTGACCAAACCGCCAACTTCAAGTATATTATATACGATCTAAAGCCCTGTGGTCAATAGCTACGGGGCTTTTTGTCAGTCGTTTGTATCCTTCCAGACCGTGTACAGTATTATCACGGCCCCAACAATTATTACTAAATCAATCCACATTTTTTATCTCTAAAAATAAACCCCCGTAAGTTTAAGTGCCTACGAGGGTTTACCCATATCCAACGAAGCCAGTGCGACCAATCACCGTAACTTCCCAAAACAGAAACACAAAGGACAGAAAGAAAGAAACATTCCTTTGATAACTCTAATAGTAGAATCAAAACGCCACTTAGTCAATACCTAAAAATAAATTAGTTAAGTGTCTTAATAAAGTGAGCTTTGGCTACTGGAACATCGTAGAACTTTTCACCGAAAGCAATCTTGTAGTTAGGTACTTCTGCAGTTGGGCTTTCCTTAACAATCTTGCGTCCAAAGATGGCGGCATGGGTCAAACTGTTGTTGAACACCATGAACTGTGTGGGTTTGTTAAGGAACTTAGCCTTACGAACAGGAAGGTGGATGGTGTCGTACTTAAACGAAACACCATGCCAAACCTTCTTACGCTCTACTTCACAGTAGAAACGCCTGTTACGTCCTTCAACTATTAGGTCAACCCCGAACTCGTCAGGATTGTCCTTACAAACATACCCCAGTGAACGCCAAAAGCTTTTAGCTGCTTCACGGGCTGCACCATCTGACTCTTGGTAGTCTTTTTTCTGGAACTCTTTGTACATTTGCTTGCCTGTTATAGTTGAATGCTGCGTTGAAACCCCGAAGCCACTCTTTTGCATAGAAGCTTCGGGATCGATATTTACAGGTTAGGTTTCCTTCGAAGAAATCTTGATAACCTGTCTGGTAGGGGTCTTCCTGCATGAAACTGCCTCAATAACATTACGGAAACCCTAGCCTCACTTACTCGCATTTTCGCAGTCCTGTTGATGGGTCAAAGTAACAAGCCCCACCTTCGTCTACGAAGTCTGCGTTGGCCTCTTTCTGAGGCTCTTCTACAACGTCCTCAGATGCCGAAGCATTGAGAATGCCGTTTCTCTTCCCTTTTCTACGAAAAGTTGTGCAACCGCTACTACCGCCCTCATATGCATCCATGTATACCTTTTTAAATTCATCAAATTTTACATGGTCACCAACATTGCACGTCTTCGAGCAAGCGGAATCAACATATCTACTTGCTATATTTAAAACTCGCACATGATCGAAGACTGAGAGTTCGTTAGCGGTCTTTCCTTTTACACCAAACTCACGGTAGCCATAATCATCTACTCGCTCGACGATAGGCCCATCGTAGGTTTGTATCGTGCGGTCATAGCCATGATTAAACACAGGCTCTATGCCAGATGATACATTATCTGCAGTCAAAGAAATAGTTCCCGTTGGGGCTATAGACAAAAGGTGGCTGTTACGGATGCCATGCTTTGCAATCTCAGTCCTGATTTCAGTTGGTAAGGTCATAGCAAAGCCGCTAGTAAGGTAATCCTTTTTAAATAGCGGAAACTTACCTTTTTCTTTAGCAAGTTCTATGGAAGCTTTGTAAGCTTCATCACGGATGGTAGCCATGATGTCCTCGAAGATCCTGATGAAATCATCTGAGCCATACTCAAAGCCAAGAGCTTCGATAGCGTTTGCAACACCAGTAACACCCAAGCCCATGCGCCTTTTGTTTTTGGCTTCTTCTTCTTGTTCAGGAAGAGGGTAGGTTGCTCTATCGACTACGTTATCCATTGCCCGAACTACCCAAGGAATATCATTCTTGAGCATGTTCATATTGAAGACGTACTTATCCTTTAAGCCCCATTTGCCTACCGCATCATGCATCACAACGTACTTAGTTAAATTAAATGAACCTAGTAAACATGCACCGTTGGGTGGCAATGGTTGCTCACCACAAGGGTTTGTAGCCGCAATCGTTTCACAATAGTGTAGATTATTCTTCTGATTAATTCTATCGATGAATAGGATTCCAGGTTCAGCCCAATCCCATGTACTTCTGAGAATATCATCCCACAGAGCTTTTGCTTTGACGGTCTTGTAAGCTGTTCCCTCAAAAACTAAGTCAAAGTCGCTGTCTGTTTTTACCGCTTCCATGAACTTATCGGTGACCGCAACACTCATGTTAAACTGGGTTAGGTCAGTGCTATTGTTCTTTGCCCGAATGAACTTTTCGATGTCAGGATGATCCACTCGCATCACTGCCATTTGAGCGCCTCTTCGATGCCCTGCGGAGCTAATTGTCTTGCAAGTTGCATCAAAAATTCCCATGAAACTTAGGGGGCCGCTAGACTTGCTGTCTAGGCTCTTTATAAGCGCCCCATGAGGCCGTAACGTACTGAAGTCGTACCCGATACCGCCACCTAATTGCATGGTCTTAGCGGCCCTTGCAACGGCTCTGGTGATGCCATCCATACTGTCCTCAATCGTAGAGGAAACAAAGCAATTGTAGGGCGTTACAGTACGGGGCGCACCCATAGCTGATTGCACTCTACCTGCAGGTAGGAACCGTTGGTTATAAAGGATTGTTCTAAACTGTTCGAAGTGAACAGTATCGTCTTTTAATGCGTCTGCTACTCTGGTCATAGCCTCGTAGAATGTTTCACCTTCACTTCGGTATTTAGTGGCGTGTATTCCTTCAGAGATTGGTAGTGTCGGCCCGTATTCATTTTTTATCATTATTATTGCTCCCAAGGGTATTATTGTTTTAAATCTTCTAAGTAAGGCTCTCTGTAATTTGGCCCTTTAAGTACTTTCCCGTCCTCACGGAAAATAGGCTCACCTTCTTCATCTAATTTTGACATATTAGATGCGTGAACACGTCTTACGGCTTCATCTAAATTCCACCCGAAAGTGGCTGCGTATCCGTAAGTTACATAGACTAGATCAGCTAATTCTTTGATTAGGTTCTCTTCGTCTGTTGCGCTGATAAGTTCAGCGTATTCTTCCTTCACCAACATCAACCGTAGTAGGTCTTGTCGGGTGTCTTTCATCCACGGTAGATTAACAGATTGCTTATACGTTTTGGCAAACTGTGTAACCATTTCTAGTGGGGTTTTATTTAAATAAGTATTAGGATCACGGATTAGTTCGTTGTCCTCATAATAATACTCATATCCAGGTGTTATCATGTCTCTCCCTTTTTAATTTCTTTGATTAATCGCTTGAGGAAATATTCAGCCTTTTCGAGATCCTCTATGCCCTTGCCTTTGTATGGAAATCGCCAAAGATACTTGAAAACAGACTGCCAACAGTAACTGGCGTGGGCTGATATATCTGCACCCTCTGCCATTGCCGCCATAGCATCTATACATTCGATGCGGCTCTTTGAGTAATGCGGTGGGCTGTTCACCATATCAGCATCTGCCGTAAATGTTTTTTCCCCTATCGTCAGGGTATATTGATCGTTTTTTTGAACGTGAGGTATGCTCATTAGTTTTTCCTATTAAATGGTATGATTTTGGATTCAGCGATGGCATCCAGAAGCTCTTCATCTGCCTCGAACTCGACGCTATTGCTGCGCTCGTTTTCTAAAATTATCTTGCCTACTGAAGTTAAGTATTCGTACCCCTCTGAAGCGATATGCATCAGGCCGTAGATCATTTCTTCGTATCGATCTGCATCTTCTTCAGGCATTGTCTGGTGAAGGTTATTAAAGGGGCGAATTGTGAAACTCATATCATCCAGTGGAATGAGAAAGAGGCCACAAGCCTGTGGAACTTCGTCTTTACTACTCATTTTTTATTTCCAATCAGTTTAAAAAAATGTTCTGCATCGATGATTGCCAGAGGCTTTTCCCTGTTAGCTTTCACAATCGCTATTGGTTCTGCTTTAGAGGGGCAGTTATCTTCAGCCTGACGCATGATTTTATAAATGCTCAGAGCCTTCAGAGACTTGCACTCAACGGAATAAGGAAACAGTTTTCTAGCCGCAGGAGATAACTGAATATCTTCACCCCCTGCGCCCATGCTAGTAGATCTAACATCGTCTGGTTCCAGTTTAGGAAACAGAGCTAGAATTTTGTCCCTTACCCATTGCTGATGCCGCCTACCCTTGGCTTTTGCCGATTGGGTTTTTAATGGCATTAATCATCCTCAATAAACCAATACATTGGTGGGTTCTTAGCTTCGCTTTTTGGATGCGCCATCAATTTGGCAGTTGGATAACAGGCTTTGGTGTAATCACAGAACTCACACGTTTTACCTAATCGTTTAAGTCCTGTAGGCTTACCTCTAAATTTATCAACTATAGGTTCAAATTGACGGGCAAGCGGAGTCTTTTTGTTAACCTGATTAATATTATGGCCTATCATAAATAGGTTCATTGCTATTTCAGTTTTAGAAGTTTCCGCTTCGACTATTTTAATACGTCCATCAGACTTATTAACAACAATCCATCCACCCAGTTCCTTTTCCTGTGCCTGTGCGTAGCCCGTAAGCTGTCCGACATAGCCAAAATCATCACTCTCTTTTAATCCAGAGTAACCTTTTGACCATTTATTATCGAAGGCCCACGGGCTACAGGATTTTACGTCATAAATCTTATGATCTATTTCAATATCATCCTCACCCTTCACAACGGTTTCACCAATCTTTAATTCGACTTGGTTCTTACCACCTGTGATGTTTGCACCTGCAATCTTCAGCATGATGTTGGCGATACATTCTACTGCGTCACCAATGAGCATCTGGATTTTGAAGTTGTAGTTTTTACGCTTCTTTTCAGAACCCATAGCTCCATGCTGTAATTGGCACAGAGGCTTGCCAACGTTGGACATCCTCAAGCGAAAACCATCCTCTTGAGGAGTAAGCTGCTTGCGAAGGGCTGCTTTGAACTCTTCACCTGCCTCTTCTATCCATGCTTCATCGATAGTTAATCCATCAAATTCGTCATTGGAGAGTTTGTCCAACGTCATTTCAAGCTGTTGCTGTAGCATTAGGCTGCGGCATCCTCGAAGTCTTCTTCAAGACTGTCACCTAATGCTTTCATAGCAGCACCATCCACAGAGCTTTCTTTAATTGCCTTAAAGTAAGCGTCCATGACCTGCTTCTTTTCCGCTTTAATGCTGTCACTAAAGACTTTCATTGTTTGGAAAATTTTATCGGTAATAGGAAGTGGATTAGATAGGTCAGGTTCATAGTTGAACGTATACCATGTTACTGATCCATTTTCCTGATACTCAGAAGTCAGCTTTGCTTGATACTCGTAGAGTTGTTTACCTCTAGGAAGCTTCCGCATAAACTGGTTCCAAAACCCAGAGTAGTTAGAGTTTTTATGGAACATGATACATGGTTGATTTTCATACACCACTTCTTCACCATCCGCAGTTTTACCAGTATAGCTAACTAAGCCTCTGGTTATTCGATGCTGCATAGACCGCCACCTTGTTTGTTCAGACTTTTCTAATTCTTTACGGTCTTCCCAAGAAGGCATTCCACAAGCAATTGTACCCAACATATCGTTGGCTTCTTCCTTGTTGTTAATAACTGGAATGCTTTTATTAAGTAGCTTTCTTTGCCCGTCCACTTCATCCCAGTGGAAGTACTGGATATGAGAGCTTAAAGGGCGAAACATAACGCTTTCGGCATAAGCTTTTTTATCTGTACCATTTAAGAAAAAATGTCCTTCAGGTATAGATTTTTTAGTCTGCTTATCTTTGCTTCTAGCATTAATTTTTAGTTCTGGAACTTTTACAATGGAGCTTTCGCCACCACCCTGAATTTGTGTTCCAAGTTCAGCCTGTAATTCCTGCAATTGTGCAGGATCTATTGTAGTTAGATCATTCATTATTACTACCCGATCTTTTTAATTAGTAGGACTTATAGTATGGCATAACTAAGTGGCGTTAGTCAACTAAATTCGACTTGATCCAACCAATTTTTGCCCCCACTGATTTCAATTTTCAACGGTAGTGCAAATTCATATCCCCATCGATCTGTGGCCTCTTCCGTAACACCTTCCATAGCCCAAGTAAGAGCCTCTTTTACCTGTTCCAATTCATCAGGATGGGTGTCCACAACAATGGAGTCATGAACAGTCAGAACAAGCTTAGATTTAAGGTTTAGCTCCTTAAACTTTCGCAATGCTCGAATGCAGGACAGGGGAACAATGTCAGCGGTGGCTGTAGACTGAACGGGGTAGTTCACTTGCTGAGTGTAGTGCTTTGTACGTCCGTTCCTACGTCTGGTTTCATCAGGCCAGTAAAACTGTCGGCCGGAGAATGTTGTGATATGCCCGTCCTTCATTACACCATCAGTCAGCTTCTTATGATAAGCTCCCAGACCTTTGTATATATTGAAAAACTCC